TATCCATATATACATCCTGCCAACGTCTATGGTACTCATTCCCCAATCCCTTCGCTGTCGTCTCTAATACTACCAGTGAGTTCTTACTGTCCGGTACTGGGAGACCGGTATTTGATATGATGAAATGTCAGAGGCGGTTAGACGAAGCGAACAAGATAGAATTCAGGCAAGGTGATTTAGTACCGATATATACACAGGATAGCAGATATTTAAAGGCATTAAGTTCAGAACGGAATTCTTACTATGATTTAGTACCGTATTTAAAGGGTGTAGAGTTTCAGGAAAGCGGGAAAGGGCTATACAAGATTTGGGATTATAAGGTAGTGGAGCAGGGAGATAGGAATGTATTTGTAGGCGGTTGGGACATAGCCGAAGGATTAGAGCAGGAGGACTGGACAGACGGCTCATATTTAGACAGAAGAACAAATAAGGTAATTTTAAGTTTTCACGGACATTTAGACCCGGATTTAATAGCAGATGAACAGCACAAGATAGACAAGTATTTAGGGGGTGAAGTAGAGGTCTGCACAGAGCGGAACAATCACGGAATTACGGTAGTAAATTCAGCAAAGAAATACAATTTAAGGCAATATCTGCTATCCTGTGTATATATCGGTACTAAATCACCTTGCCTGAATTCTATCTTGTTCGCTTCGTCTAACCGCCTCTGACATTTCATCATATCAAATACCGGTCTCCCAGTTACTAAAAATGCTTCCTCCGGTGTGGAGGGATATTCCTGCTGAAATTGCCCTTCATCCCCACTGCACTTGTCCTTAATCGTGTATCTACGCCAATTCAAATGTTCAAGTGTTGCACCTCGTTTTATCAACTCCTTTTCCGCATCCGTTAAACTTCTCTCGAATCCACTTCTCATTATTTCACTGTCAAATGCCATTGAGTATTCATCGTCAATCAACCAACTTATGAAAATTGCTATGTACTTAGAATTAGGTGTCCGCCACGCTGTGTTCGGGATTATCTCTATCTTGTTCCTATCCATATATACATCCTGCCAACGTCTATGGTACTCATTCCCCAATCCCTTCGCTGTCGTCTCTAATACTACCAGTGAGTTCTTACTGTCCGGTACTGCCTGTAATAATCCCAAAAGACTCTGCTCTGCATCATTCCAAAATGCTACCTCTGTACAATGTAATAAATTAATCGTGTCACTCCTGCCCGTTCCTTCGCCGCTTACTCCCGCTGTCTTTACCTTTATCTCTGAATCTAATTTTAAATACTTTATCTTCCGTTCATTCGTGTTCTGCGTTACTGGTCTTAATTGCTCCGGCTTGTGCTTGAAAAATCTCTGTACCATCTCAAATAAATTCCTGCTGGCTTCCTCTACGTGTCCGATTACTACCGCCTTCGTGTTGTACCTCGTACTTGTCATCCAATCTAAGACACCTTCCCAATATGTACTAATTCCCTTCTGCCTTGCCTTTAAAATTAAATACCTCTCCAGTAATCCATTATCCCTCGCATATCCCCTTATCCAATCTAATATCTCCTGTGTCTTGTTAAACTTGAATGGTACTAACTCACTACGCTTATTCCGCAATACTAAAAAGTTTAATGCGTACCGCCTGTAATCATTGATAATATTTCTTAACTGCTCTTTGGTCAAACTGCTAATCTTAAAGGTATTCCATTAATCCGTTTCTCTATCAATGGTAAATAATCTTTATTCAATTCTATTCCGATATAATTTCTGTTCATTTCTTTTGCTACTTTTAAAGTTGTTCCACTACCTGCGAAAATATCAAGAACTATTCCGTTCTCTGGACAGCCCGCTTGTATCATAGGTTTTACTAAATCTTCTGGGAAAGTTGCGAAGTGTGCTTCCTTATATGGCTTTGTAGTTATATCCCATACACAGCGTTTGTTTCTGCCTTGTGTGTTTACTCCACAAAATCCATTCTGAACATTGAACTCTTTATTCTTATTTTTACCTATATATTCAAACCTGCCATTATCTAATCTACGGTCCCGCTTACTAACCTCTGAAATTTCTTCTAATATCTGTTCAAAATAATATTTCTTATTCTTTGTAAAGAAGTAAATTTTCTCAAAGTCCACTGTAAACCTATCACTTGCACTACTCGGCATACAGTTCCGCTTATACCATATTATCTCATTTCTCTGTATTAAGTTGAGTTCATCTGTCATCTTAATTGCAAATCGTGAAGGAATGTTTAATAAGCATTTGTCGGGAACTTGTTTAAACTGTTTAGATATATTTGCCTTATTATTTTCTTTGTCTTTTCTTTTGCCTTCTAATCCCCCAACATTTCCCTGTCCTGTTGAATGTGAATTATAACTGTCTCCCATATTTACCCATATTGTGCCTGTCGGTTTTAATACACGCTTTACTTCTGCGAAAATTTCAATTAACTTATTTAAATATTCGTGGAATGTCTTTTCCAATCCTAACTGTCCCTTACACCCATAATCTCTCAAAGCATAATAAGGGGGAGAAGTTATACAACAATCTATACTACCACTCTCAAATCCCTTTAAGACTTCTAAACTATCTCCGCAATATATTTGGTTTGGAACTATCAAAACTGTTTTCCCGAGTTTTTTGACCTAAGTATTGTTTTTACAATATCAACTTTTTTCAACTTATTGCGTTTTTAATGTTTAAATTAGGTTTGTGAGTTAATTGAAAATATACCGCTAAAACACTTTTTAAAAAAATTAGAAATATTTTTTTCCACTTTCCCATATTTACCTTTTTACAACTTTTCAAAGTGTACACCCTACTACCCCCTATACCTTTATACGCATAAAAGAGAGGTCGTGATTGTACTGGCACGTAGCAAGGTCGAGGTAACGGTCTATTCAATGCATACCCCTCACCCCTCTGGGTAGTCTGTTTTGTGCAACTTTACATAACGCCTTTACATAAAAGTTATTATATAACATTTGTTTTGTTGTTAAAACAGTTAGTTAGAGAACTTAACACTGCCATTGACATATAGTTCACAACATTATGGCTTGTTATCCTTGTCATCTGCCTTGTCTGTTGCATCATTAAGGAAGGACTCAAAGCTAACTGTACCTTCAATCTTATTATCTGATTTCTTTGGCTTTACGTATTGCATAAATACTTCAGTTGCCTTTGCAGAAACTCTTAAGTCTTTTGATTTCAGTAACTTAATTGCATTTTGTTCTAAAAGTCCCTCGACTTCGTTCCAAGTCATCAAATCCGCTTTCAATCTTGACTTACAAATCACGTTTTTAGCACCTTTTGGCTTTCCTTTTCTATTACCGTATTTATTACCTTGTTTAAACACTTTGTTTATGTATTGTTTATTTTATTACTTAATCGCTTAATTAAACACTTGCTTATTTGTAGTCTTGAAACTACGTTTTTTTTAGTCGTATTTCACTTTACAAAAATATTATGTGGTTATGTAAAGCTGAATAGTTAAAAAAAATGTTGTTTCTCATTACTTGAACCATTGTATTATACGTTTAATGTGATATTTCAACGTAAATATAACATCTATTGTGTTATCTGCATAAAATATCATATCTTTAACATTTTCATCATCAAATAACTGCTTTACTAAACTATATGGGGGATTTATTAATCTCATACTCTTGTAAAATGCTCAATTACTAAATATATTCCTGATATAACTAACCATATTGTAAATACTGTTTCAATCATTTCATTATATATATTATTACAAAAAGAATTAATATTCCTATTACTGCATAATCAATTATATCGTGATTTTCTTTTTTAAACAGTCTCATTTCAATATCCTTGCTAATATATTCCTTATGTAATTGTATATTATAGCAAATATGCTCGTTTTCGCTTGTTTTTTTGTTAAAACCTTGTCAATATTGTTAATTGTATCTCGGAATATTTCATTTCGTTTTTCTAATTCCTTATGGTCTTTAAGGTATTGACTACCTACAAACATTACATTTTTCGGTTTTTTTTCGTTCAATTGCTGATTAAGTCGGTTGATTGTGTCTTGTTCCGGCTCTCCGTATTCCTTAATAGCTTTTTTCGGGTTGATTAAATGCCTTATACCTGTTTTTTTATGCTTTATTATATCCTTTACGCTTTTTTGTGGCTCTCGTAATGTTTTAATTTTTTGGCTCTCAATTGCTTTACTTATTTTACTGTTTTTATTCAATTCAACATTGTTTTAAATATTACAGTTTGAAATTGATTGATTTTAATCGGAGTAAATATTACAGGTGCTTTTATGGTTATATTATGTATTGGGTTAGATATAATATGCTGTTCAAAATATATATCGGATAATATCTTATTCTTATCGCTCACTATACAAAAATAACTAAACTCAAAGTTAACTCGCTTCATTGGGATACAAATATAGCAAACTTTGGCTCGCTATTTGCAGTAGGTTTTATTTTTTGCTAATAACAATTTTAAAATCTCTTTTTTTGAAAGTGTGTTTTTACGCATAGTCAAAACAAATGCGAAGTCAATAAACATAAGGGTTTAGAAATGGGGGCGAATTTATGCCTTTCTTTTGAAATTGCTATTGTTTAAGTTGAGGGTAGAAATTAAAAACACAAACTAAAAAATTAAAAACCAAATGAAAAACACAAGACAACAAAGTCAATTCTCAAAATTAGCCAGTGAATATATAATACTGAAAAATAAGATATTCGGTAATTATAAATTTGTTGTGTTAGATGATAACGATATTGAACATAAAAGATATAGCCAATTATTTCAATATTTATATCCTCAATTCAGAACAAAAGATTTCATAAATCCAATTAATTAATTCCACAAACTAAAAAATAAAGGAAAACAAACAATGAGCATTACAACAACAGGAATTTTTCTATTGGGTCGTTCCGGTAAACTCGAACCTGTCAAAGATGCAATTTTAGAAATCGGGCAAATTGTATTTCTCTGGGGGTACAATAAAGAAAATGAAAGAAAAGCAATTTATAAAAAAGAATTTGATGGTATGGATAACAGATTAAGATATTATACTGTTAATTTAGATGCTTTTAAATTTGAAATTCACGATGCTTATCATATCAGAAATTGGAATGATAAATTCGGAATAGGTACATATTACAAAGATGGTCAAGTTGCTACAATGCAGGAAATTGAGGAAGCAATTGAAAAAACAAAACAAATGAATGTTGTAAGACAAGCGGATTCAATCATTGAAAAAGAAAAGCAGAGAGAACGAAACGAAGCAAAAAATGAAAGGATTGATAATTTATTAGCCGGAAATGATATAAAAACGGGTTTTGAAGATAAAGCGAAACAAAACTATTCCGGTAGAGGATGCGAAGGTTTAAACTATCATTCAAAACTTGATTTAAAAACCATTGCGAAACTGTTAAGAAATCAATTTAAAAAAGACTTTCCAAACTCTAAATTTTCAGTAAGAATTGAAAGTTATTCAGGCGGACAACATTTATATGTAAACTTAATGGAATCAGATATTCAAGTATTAAATGAATATATCGGACACGATGATATTAATCAATTTTATATAAATGATAGCAAAAAATTAACTGAAGAGGGTAAAAAATTATTTAATCGGGTTAATGATTTAGTTAATTCATTTAATTATGATGATTCAGATTCGCAAACTGATTATTTTAATGTAAATTTCTATTCAAGTTTATCAATAGGAAAGTGGGACAAACCATATAAACAAATTCAGTAATACTGACGAGACTTGAAAAGTCGAAACGGGGCGAAAGTCCCGTATATTACTAAAATTAAATTATAAGGAGTTTAAAATGAAAGAAGAAACTTATTTTCTCTTGAAATCTAATCACGGAAATCATACCGGATTGAATCGAAAATGGACAGTTATTGAAGCAAATGAAAATAAGGATATATTATTATCCTCATTGTCTCAAATTGCTTTGAATAGTTCAGATAATTATAATCTTAATGATGATGGTGATATTGAGGATTGTAATAACAATGTTCAATATTATGCGAAGTCAGAATCATTTGAACACGATTTAAATTATTATACGATTGAAACAGCAGAAACAGCAGAAAAATTTGAACTGGATAATGGACATTATGCAGGATTATATAATGCAATTCAAGATTATATTAATTCTTAACCGTTCACAGTCGGTATAAATGCAGATGAGGGCAGGTAAAACTGCCTTAATGCAACTAAACTAAACAGGAGTAAAAAATGGAAAAAAATAAATTGATTTACGAGGAACTTAAAAAAATCCAAAAAGCTACGGGAGATACTCAAGACGGTTTTAAATTACAGTTACGTAAACTGGGTTATGGATTTAGGAATGAATGTATTATTTTCTCATATGATAATGGTAAAATTATATATAAAATTCCTTTGGATTGTTTAGATGAAATAGTGAAGAAATTTTCACATTCATATCCTAAAAATACAAAAATACCGGAATACAAAATTCCAAAACAATCCCCAGTCTCTCAAATGCCCAGTCCTGATTATCTCGATTCAACACCGGATATATATATAAATAACATAAAAGAACATTTTCAAGATACATTGGATAATTTAGAGGAAGCAAAGAAATCCGGTATTTCTGATATGATTGAATTTTATGAAAAGAAAGTAAAACTTGAAAAGGAGAGTTTGTACGGACAGAATGAAAAAAGCATTAGAGAAAACTGGATTCGCCAACATCAATCTGCATTAGATTACAAAGAATTTGATAAATATAAAATGAAATATCCTGATAAAAGTTACTGGTTAAAATTAGAAAGTTTCCATTTAGCAGAGTTTCTCGGTTTGTTAGATACCGATATTAACGAAATTGAATTAGATGATTTAGATTATATAATTAAACAAGGTAATGGATTGTTAAATTTTGATGGTTTCGTATCACAAACAAGAAATAAATATCCTGAATATTTCAGAAAAGACGGTTTCTTGAATTCTAAAGCAAAAAATCAGAATTTTCCACCGGATGAAATAAGAATTATTTTAAGAAATAAAAATGCTTATTACAGCCATTATGAAAAATGTATGATTTTCAATGAAAATAAATTAGAAAATTACTTTAAAATTGTAAAAGATAACTTAATTAATGAAATTTCTTTATTAACTAATGATATTAAAAATCAAAGAAAGGTAGCGTAAAATGGAACAAATTCAATTAACAGTTCAAGAAATGGCGCGGTTAAAAGGAATCTCGGTTCAGCGTGTCCGGGACTTATGCAATCAAAAACGAATTAAAGCGAAAAAATTCGGAAGGGATTGGATGATTCTTTCGCTTGATGTAATTAAACCGCCTAAACCGAGAAAGAAAGGGGGTATGAAATGAAAAAATTAGCAGTTCATAAAGATTGGGTAACAAAGTGTTCAATCACCGAATCTTTTGATGAAAAAAAAGAAGGATATAGTCAATCCTCTGTTTCTTACAGAAGGTTTACAGCAACTATTTTAGGTTATCAGAATTGGAAAATATTTGAAGGATATATGTATGACGGATTAACGAAACAAATTATTGAAGTGGTTGAAGCAATTAAGATTAGAATTTTAAAAGGCGATACGGAAATATTTAAGGAAAAAGGTTACGTTTTAAAAGAATATTTTAAGGATTCAAAGGTTACAACGGGGGAATATTTTCAGAGGTTTTAAACTTCTGATTCAGCATCTCAACAAACTTGCAATCAATTTGACAAGCGGGAATCGGAAGGTTTCCGCTTTTTTCATATACATTCAAAGCTATCCGATTAAATACAATCCAACTCATTCCCCTTTCTTTCAATTTGTCTTGAAGTAAATTATAGCATTTGAAGGCATTATTGCTTAAAGATTCGGTAAGAGATACAATTAATTTCCATTTGAGATTAGATAATCGGCAGTCGGAGAGGTTTCCATTATGGTTACAAGCTGTCCAGTTCTTATTTCTGTGTCCTATAAATGCATTTAAAACTAAATAACGGACTTGAAAGGATTTTCTATCAATAAATACATATATATTCTTATGATGATTCGATTTCTGGAAAGTTTTGAGGGTTTTATTTTTATGGATAATATTTCCTTGTGCATCTACTGAATATTGTGTATTGAATTTTATTGTTTTAATCAATCCTAAGACACTTTAATTTTAAACTCGATGATTTTCCCATTCCCAATGGAGTTCGTTTAAATTTGAGGGGTTTCTGTTTAAATTTCACCCCCTTAAGAAATTATTCGAGACGCATTTATGGTAATTTACCTTTCCACTTCCCTTTAGTTTGTAATTCCGCTTTGAAAATCTTATGCAAATCCTTTTTAAGTTTCCTATCCCAACTTGTATTATTGTGATGCACGGAGCAGACATAACGACCGTTTCTTATATCCTGAACTTTATCGAGATATATTTTCCTATTGGTCTTTCCGTTTTCAATGATGTGATGAGCAGTTAAGTTTTTCGTTTCATCACAAAGAAAACATTTACAGCCCTGCAAAGTCCACATTGCTACTCTTACTTCATCGCTGAACGTGGGGGGTTTCATAATTTGAAATTTTCATTTAAAACAGACTGCAATTTGTCAAGAGGAACATTTAGTCCAAAATGTAAAAACATATCAAGGTCAAGATTAAAACGATTCATTTCTTTTGCAATAGTTTCATCTCTGATTCTTCCCTCTGGCAGTTTCATTATCTCATCAATATTATTCAAATGTAATTTTGCACCCTTTATAAATGGAAGGAGTCTTTTATTTGCAATATTTATTGTTTTCATATAATTGATTCTAATAAAATTTCAGATATTAATATATTTCCGATAATAATGTTATCACCGGAATTTAGTGTCAAAGTTAATAATGCAGTGTCATTGCCTAAGTTTTGCTTTTCAATTTTCCGGCAGGTTGCAAATATTTTGTCCGGCATATCCATCATTTTCTTAACGGGTAAATTTTTCCTTTCAAGACTTTTTTTCTTATAACTGTTTTTAATTATTTTACCCCCGATATATCCTTTTTCTTTTAAATATGTATCTACTAATTTTGGATGTACATCAATCTCGTTTGCTACTGCAAGGGTGAACATTGATTTTTTTGCATAATTCTTTGCTTTCTCGTTTTCGCATTTATCCTGCACAGAACTTTTACCGTCTCTGAATAAATCATCTAATTGCGTTTTGTTTTCTTCCGTTAGAAATTGTTGTTTTTTCATTTCGTTTTGTTTTATTTTGTTTTTTAAAATATTTGATTTATTTTCTATCTTTTCATCCTGCTCTAATATCCTACAGTATTTTTTATTTATCATATGAAAACTGCCTTCATCGTCTTGAATCTCCATAAGCCCGTCTTTCATAAATTTTAATTTGCCTTCAATAAGACCTTTCTCCTGATGATATACCCTCACATAATCACCGATTTTAAGCACGTCACGGCTCATAATTTCCTTGAATTTATTATCAATCTTGTTCCAATCGTTATTTGTCATAATACCATCTGGATTAGATTGATTGTTTTTTATATCGGTTACATTATAAACTTCACTCATAACTCATTTATTTTTAAAATATCTTTTTCATCTTCTTTTAAATAAGTTTTAATTAAATCCCACCTTTTCCCGGGTTCTGCAAAATCTTGTGCCATTTGCAAAGCATAATCATATCCATATTTTCTTATACCAAAAGACCTTTGCCTTCTTTTTCCTTTTGAATCATAATAAGTGCCTGTCCAATGTTTTGTTACATTGCCCTTTCTATCTTTCACTATTTTTAAATTAACATTCTCTTGCATATAATCTTCCTTAAACTTTTTAAAGATTATTGAATAAATCCAATCTCTAAATTCCTGTGCTTTTTCTAATTGTTTTGCTTTATCTTTTTGTTGTGACACACAGAAACTTTTAGTAATAAAAACAACCCAAGTCCCCTTTTCTTTTCCTTTACCACTTCTATCTCTTTTTTGGTAAACTATATTTCTGGTCTTTTCTCTTTTCATTTCTTTATCTTTTTGTTTTTAAGATTTTTAATAAGTATTTCCCCTGCACATTTTAAACAATATCCATTCGGCATAGCACCTTTTTCCCCACATTTTACACATCTTTTATCCATATTTATTTCAATTACTAATCCTTTTTCTTCACTCATTTCCTTTACTCCTTTTTTTTTAAGTTAATTTCCTCAATAATTCTGCTTGATTTCCAAAATATAATTGATACTCACGCTTTAAATTAAATTTCCGTTCCATGGTTGTTGCACCCGGCAGTCCATAAGTAATCCAACGCCCTATTGTTCCCAATTCAATTATTTTGTATTCGTGTGTCATAACTCCTAAATATCCTCTTATTCTTGCTTCAGTTGTATTAATACCCTTTGTTTTTAAATGCGAAAGTATGCAAGGAACAGAGTTAATTTCCTGTGCGATGCAATTTATTATTTCTTTACGTGTGTTTGTGTACATAATTATATCATTTTTAATTATATTAGCTGTCATATTGTTTTCCCATTTGTATTTTTTAATTTTTTCTTTATTCGCATTGTTGAAACTTCCGATTTGTGATATTGACCGGCTACCACACTCACGTTAATTTTCCCATATTTAGAATTTCCGTTAATTGATCTGAAATCTTTAAGCAACTCTTCAAGAAAGTCTTTTTCGTTATTACTTCTTACAAATACTGTTTTAATCTGCATTGGTAATATTATTTTTTCTTTTTTCTGAATTTATCCGCTTCCGGGCAAGTACTGAAATGGCTTATGTGTTTCGTTTTATCGTATTCCTTATCGTTCTCAAACTCCGGCTTGTAATTAACCGGCATCATGTGACCCTTAGCAGTCTCAACGAATAGAATCTCTGCGTTACAACTCCTGCAGTGTTGGATTCCTTTAATCATTGATGGCCTTTTCTTTTAATAATTCCAACCCATAATTTAAAATTCTTAATCTCATTTCTTTTCTTGCAGCAGCATCATAAGCAGCAGCAGCATCAGCATAATCAGCAGCATCAGCAGCAGCAGCAGCATCATAAGCAGCAGCAGCATCAGCATAAGCAGCAGCATCAGCAGCAGCAGCATAAGCATAAGCAGCAGCAGCATCAGCATAATCAGCAGCATCAGCAGCAGCAGCATAAGCATAAGCAGCAGCAGCATCAGCAGCAGCAGCAGCATCAGCAGCATAAGCATAAGCAGCAGCAGCAGCATCATCAGCAGCAGCATCAGCATAAGCAGCAGCAGCATCAGCAGCAAACCTATTTTCTTGTGAATCATCTTCTATACATTTTTTCGCTGCCTCTATTGCGTTTCTCGGTCTTTTGTCTTCTGGATATTTCTTTTCGTAAATATCAATAACTTGCTCCGCTGCAAAAACCGCATAAGAAACATATTGCTTGTAAGTCATTATTCTAACTATAAACCAGTTAGCCCAGTCCAATTTATCATTTTCAATTAACTTGTTAACAATCGGAACTTGCTCCATACCCTCCAACTGATTTTCTTTGAACCATTTAACGCCTGCTGAACAAGCATCTTTTTCTTTTAAAAATTCTAATGTAATTTTCATTTACTTGCCTCCTTATAATAATTTTTATAAAATATTAATTTTTCTTTTAATGATTTCCGTTTCTCCTTTTTAAGGTGTTCGAAAAGTCCATTTATTATTCTCTCCAGTCTTTTAATTTTGTGGTTATTTCAATCAAGTTTTCATTCCTGATTCTACTTGCCAACCGTGTATCAATATCAGCAATCTCATTTAAACTCAAATTGCTTGTTAAAATTGTAGGTCTTAAATAATATTCAGCCCTGTCATTAATCAAATCTAAAATAGTCCTGCGTGTAAAATCCTTGTCGCCTGTTTCTTTACTTGAAAATATATCATCAATTACTAATACTGTCGGTTTGCAATATTCATCAAATATATCTGATTCCGTTTTATATTTAGATTTATATGAGTCTCTAATTTCTCTTAAAATCATTCTTTCGGGAATAAAGGAAAAACTAAATCTCTGATAAAAGTTTTGAAGTTGATTTGATTCTAAATATTGTTTGTTGACACTATCATAATTATCAATTACATATTTTTTAATAAACAATTTTAACATTCCACTTGCTAAATGACTTTTCCCTATCCCGTTTTGCTTTGAAATTATTGCAAATACCGGAGGGTCTTTAAAATCCCAATTTTCTATTTTTTCTAAAATTGGTTTATATTCATCTCCTTTAATATTATTTAAATACATATTACGATATAAAGAGGGAATACTTCTTGTTGATTGTTGCCAGATTACTGAACAAATTGCTTGCAAATTTTCCATTAGTAAGTTTTCTCCGCTTTAAATTCTTGAATGTTATTTCTGCGTTTAGGAGTCTTATCATTTGAAAATGTTTTTATATTTTTAATCCAATTAGCAACTGCACAATGCCAATTAACCATTTTGTTTTTACCAACTTTCCAGCCATTCGATTCATAATAATTAAAAAACTTTTCAGCCTGTTCATTTGATTGTTCTTTTATCTCAAAATATTCTTTTACAATTTCAAGAAGTGGAGGAATAATTTTTTCAATTTTTTGCTCTTTATCTTTATACTCTTTACTTATTACTTTATACTCTTTACTCTCTATATGATAACTTCCGTTATCTAAGTAATTACCGTAATTTACTGTAAATTCTTGTAAATTTGATTTAAGTAATTGAAAATCAGAGAGTTTTAATTTTAAATACTCACTACGGGTTCTATTCTTGATAATGAATGCCTGATAGTTTTCAAATGGTTCTTGTTTAAAAGCAAAAAAGGGTTTTTCATTGTGAGTAAAAGAAATCAATAACTTTGATATTACCAATTCTTTTAAAAATTTCTGTAAATTACTGTAAATTTTAGAATGAAGATTCAACATTGTTTTAAGTTGGTATTCATTACCCGGAACGATGCCACAGTCATCTGTTATTGTCAATAATCTTAGAAATAAGTTTTGAGATTCTATTGATAATGAATTAAAATCTTCATCGAAAATTATATCCTGTGCTAACATTCTGCGTTTAGCCATTTAGATAATTCCTTTCAGAAATGCAAAAACCCCGCCTCCGATAGTGCGCATTCCCAATATAACATATTTATCCGTGTTTTTCAATATTATTTTCTATAATAAGTTTGTTAATTAATCTTGTTTTAGTTCTGGTAATAATCAGTTTCACATCGTCAGGCTGTGCGTCTATAACATCTTTATTCGCTTTCCAAATGTTCTCAATTTCCTCTTCAGTTACAGCGTTTTCCATTGCTATTCTTATTTCGTATAAAGTCATATTGCTAATTTAGTTTGCATTAAATAAGGATTAATTCGCTTCTCTGCTAACTTTATATACTCAGGATTTAATTCCACTCCTATAAAATTCTTATTCTGCTTTAAGGCTACTACTCCGGTTGTACCACTTCCAAAAAATGGGTCAAGAACTATTCCGCCTGTAAATCCTGCGTTACAGTTGCAGTCGGTTAATGCAATTACATTTGTGTTACTCCAAAATCTTGGATTCTTTGTTGGATGACTGTCGTTCCATTTCATTTTACTTCTGTGCATTCCTTCGGGATTACCTTCTTCCGTATATTTCATACCAGTTTTTTCTTCATATATCTTTTCTCTTACCTTTCCGCATTTGTTACAAATAAACTCAGGACAGCCCGCCTGTATCATTGGTCTTACTAAATCTTCGGGGAAAGTTGCAAAATGTGCTTCCTTATATGGCTTTGTTGTTATATCCCATACACAGCGTTTGTTTCTGCCCTGCTCGTTTGGTCTCATATTTCTACCTGCACGTTCTTGAACAGCAAAATCTTTTGTCTTGGTATTAAAGTCTCCTCTTATCATGGTGCCTCCCCATCGGTCTAATGGTGCTGTATATTTTTCAAATATCTGTTCAAAATAATATTTCTTACTTTTTGTAAAGAAATAAACCTTTTCAAAATCTACCGTAAACCTATCGCTTGCACTGCTCGGCATACAATTCGGTTTGTGCCAGATAATCTCATTTCGCTGTATTAAATTCAGTTCATCTGTCATCTTAATTGCAAAACGTGAAGGAATGTTGAGAAGGGATTTATCTGTTATTTGTTTTCCGGGTTTTTGTCCTTGATACATTTGCTTATAACTTTCAGGTTTACATCTATTCGTTGAAGTTGTATCACCGGCTCCGTTTGAACTTCCCGAATAACTATCTCCCATATTTACCCATATTGTACCTGTCGGTTTTAATACACGCTTTACTTCTGCGAATATCTCAATTAACTTATTCAAATATTCGTGGAAAGTCTTTTCAAGTCCTAATTGCCCGGCTACTCCATAATCTCTTAATCCATAATACGGCGGGCTTGACACAAAACAATCAATTACATTATCGGGAAAGGTTTTCAATACCGTTAAAGCATCACCGCATATTATTTTATTTACTTCTGTCATTAATTGTTCAGATTGTTTAACTTTTATTATTTTAAATAAATCTTCTTTTACTTTGTAAGCGGCAATACCCTTTTTGATTCGATAATGATTAAGTCCGAAATGGTCTTTTACGTCTCGTCTCCAATTCTTACTATTCGGGATTCTTGCTTTACAAATATTACACTCTAATTCCGTTTTCATATCTTTTTTATCCTCCTGGATGAACCACCTTTCTGAATTTCGTATTTATGTTTGTCATCAATTATGATAATGTCTTTCGGTCTGGCACTGCTATTTCTATGGAATAAACCCCGCTTCCCTCTCAAGTCGAAAGTTCTGATCCCTTTTTCATCTTCGGTATATAATTTTTCTTCGCTCATAAATTGAATAATTTTATATTTCTTTTATAAGAATGTTGTGTATATGCCACATTAATTTTTTCTTAATTATATAATCCTTAGTCCTAAATCCTTTTACATCTTCGATTTCTTTATGACCGTCAGGATATGAAATGACAAAATCACATCTATAAGAAACTGCTCGGAAATGTTTATTTTTTGGAATTAGTTCAAAAGTTACTTGAGTCTGGAAACCCGCTATCTGTCCGTATTTCAGCATAGTTTGTAATTGAATATAACGGTTCTTTTCTTTAGTTGAATCAAACTTCTTACCATTGTAATCAATTCTTTTGTTACAGTATTTTGATTGCTTAATATTAAAAACGTTTTTATATTTGAATGCAGAGCTTCTCACTTTTTGATTTATTTATTTTTAGAGTTTTATATATAAGTTTTTTCATCTGTAAATTTTAATGTCAAGTTTATTAACAAAGTTATTCCATCTTTCATCATAAGTTTCAATGTTTGCAAAATCAATTTTTAGTCCTTCTGTTTTCGTATCGTCAAATATTAATTCTCTGACTGATTTCTTTGTTTCTAAATCTCTTAATTGTTTACCAGCACAAGTGAGCATATTGTTACTGATTCGTTCCTTAATATTCATCTTTGCAATTCGGGATTCCTTTTCAATTGCATAGTAAAATGCAATTATGCGGAAGTAAAACTTTTTAAGTAGTTTTTTCATTTTAAAAACTTAAATAAATTATTATTGAAAAAATTGTTACAACTGCAATCGAAATTATTACTGCTAATCCTTTCGGCTTATCATCCTGACAAGACGTAAACAGTGTTTTCCTTTTCTCACAGTCAAAGAAAAAATTACAGGTTTTACAGTCCGCTAATTTCGGAGGAGTTTCACCGTTACAATTTGCTATTTTGTTGTTTATGTATTTCATCATTTACTCCTTTATTTAATTCTTTTGTGATAACCTAAATCTTCATTGTATTTCCAATCACTTAACATATTAATACAATGCTTATTGATTATTTCTTCTAAAACATCAATTTTAAATTTATATGAAAGGTGAATTAATATAATCATACAATCTGCAATTTCTTCCTTGATTGATTCAGTGTTATGGTCTCTTAATGCGATATGTAATTCGTTCACTTCCTCCTGCAAATGTAAATGACAGGAATATTCCGTTGATTTCTTAAATGTATTTTCCGCCCAAACTCCGATTAATTTAAATATATCTTTCATTTTTTACTCCCGAAAATAATTTGTTCAATAATTTTTAATTCTTTATTGGCAAAATCAGAAGAAAAGAAATATCTATCCATAAAATATTTTTTCAATTCCTCTTTCCAATTCGGATTAATCCGTTCAGCATATTTAATTTCCGCAAAATCTTCCATTGCTTTAACTGTTCTTATAAATACTGCAATACATTTATCATTACTATCTTCATTATCATCAAATTCTGATAATGCCCGTTTTAAATATTCTTCTGCTGTCATTTTATTTTCCTTTCTTTTAAATTGCAGGGTTTCAAATTGTTAGAGCATCACTTCTTTTTTGCAATTCTCCGCCCTGCTTTAAGTTTCGTAAAAATGTTCCGAACATTCAAATTCAATTCCTTCTTCATTACCTTTTAACATACATTGATTCACATAACTACTGAACTCTACCGTATTCATTGCAGTTGTAGAGAGGGTATATTCAAATATTTGTCCTGTTAGTTTGTTTACACCCTCCCTTTTCCTATACCAATCACCCAGATAACTGTGCATTTCTTGTATTGCTTCTTCGTCTCCTAAATAATGTAAAGCCCAATTCCTAACAACAACCGCCCAATAATACCGATTCGCCTGAATACCACGTTTTTTATAGAACTTTCTAATCTCAATGGAAATTCTTTTACCATTGTTCAACTTTAAAAAATCCCTAATCTTTTCAGAAACTTTCTTTTCAAGTGTGCCACTCTGTATAATTGTAATTGAATACATTATTTCTTCGTTTTCTTTTCTTTTTTATCCTGTGGGGATATTTCGGGGATTGTATAAACCGGCTGTGAAGTATCTTCGGGAACCTTAAATATATCGTCTTGAGAGAATGTTCCGGTTAATTCTTTTACTTCATCGTTTAACTCTGATAAATCGTATTTATTCACATAGTCAAGTTTCGTTTTGTGGTCTGTATAGTTTTCAAGATTCTTTAAAATGATTTTTGTCATTTCTAATCCTTGCTCTAAAAGTTCAACGGGCATATTACTGATAGCATCCCCCGAAGTAAAACCAAACACCTTTTCATTAATAACCGCTTTTAATTGTTTTGATTCAACCGAAGCCCCGAAAGCATATTTTTCATAAAGGGTTTTAAGTTCAGAAAAAACATTTTCTTTGCGTTCTTTGATTTTCCAATATTCCCTTGATTCTTTCGGAGATAAATTTTCAGTTGAACTTTGTCCGGCTACTTCACCAACCGGGACATTCATTAAAAATTCAATTACAGGTTTAAAATTTTCAAACGTGGGATTCTTAAAAAGCATACCATCAATAAGCCCTGAACGGTCTTTCATTATTTGTGCAGTTCTCCAGACAACAGGATTTCCGTCTTTCAACTCCTGTTCCAAGTCCATCCATACGTTTATATCCGGCTCGAAAGGTGTTTCACCTGCTAACTTCATTTTAACACCGGATTTTGTAAATTCCTTTTTATGTGTTTCTTCATTTTCTTCCATTTCATAAGTATTTCCGCCTCTGCCTGTAAATACACAATTTCCGTTTAACTCGACAAATTTATCAGAAAACTGTTCCTGCCAAGAGGGGAGTATTTTCCCCCAGTCCTGTAAAGTTAGAAACTTCTTATTGTTACTTGTTTTATACTGTCTTGTATATTCATACCATACTTTTGAAAGTGAATCTACAAAGAGAAAGCCAATCTCACCGGAGTTAAGCATTTCAAATGCTTTGAGAATATCCGCTAATTGAGTTGTTTCTTTGATATATACCTTGATACCGTTTTTTTCAAACATAGGGATTAAGAACCGAGAACCTTTTTCGTTATCAATGATAAGTAAAGGTTTTGTGATTTGCATAAGTTTATAGCAACCGATTATTAATTCCGTTGCTGTTCTTGTTTTACCACTGCCCGCAAAGCCCCCAAAACTTGCTTTAATGAAGTGGTCTTTTGCTTTGATGGGAGTAGCAAACATCTCTAAATTGCTTTTTGTTTCTGATTTTTCCATTTTTGTTTTGTTATAGTTTTAAAAATTATCCCCGGTACAAATTGGAAGTATCGGGGATTTTTGATTTTAATTTAATATCCTGAGCTTAAAAGCCGAGTTTTATAGTTTTTCATCTTTTAACCTTTTACAGATTTTTTCGATAAATAAAAGACCGTCCATTTTTATTTTCTCCTTTAGTTTTTATTTATAAAATCATTGTTGGAAATGCCATTTTTGTGATGTTGTAAATTCTTTCTTTTAAGTTGCAGGGTTTTTCTTCCGGAAACTCCAAATCTGCTTCATTAATGATTTCATCAATTTCTTCGGTGTTGAATTTATAAATCGAGTTTTTCAACTCGCTGACAAGTCTCTCCTTGTTATCGCTGAAACTTGCAATTATTGAATCAACGAAAATTTGTTTTTTATCAACGAAACCCTTGAAATACCATTCCACATTATCTATACATTCGTTTTCGCAAACATAAAATTCACCATCTGAACTGTAAATTAGACCTTTTGAAATTGCATACTCAACAAATTGCCTGTCATTAAGCATTTCGTTTGATTTGATTAAATAACGTGCCATTATTTTTACTCCTTTGTTAAAAATTCTTGTATTTCCTTTAATCTTGCTTCTGCAAGTTCACGTGTAGGGAATATGAGATTGTATTTGTTATAATTGCAATCAAAATTATTGAGAAATCTGGTTTCCGTAATTAAAATATCGTTATGAAGCAAAATTTTAAATACCTTCTCCCCCTCTTTCGGTTGCCATTCTTCTTCGACTTCATAAGTACCCTTGAGTTCGACTAATTTAGCAACAACCATATCTAAACAACAACCCCCTTTTGCATTTTCTATATTTTCGTGAAGGTATAGACCATTTTTATATATATTCGCATAAGCCGTTATTTCTTTTTTAATTTTTATTTTCATAGTTTTAGTTTTAAAATTTATTTTAGTTCTTGGATATATGAATCCCAAGCGGTATCGCAGTGGTCTTTACAAGAACTACAAATATCAGTATCGGGATAAATTGAGGTCGAACAACAAGATGAATGACTCTCCATTTCATTTTTACAATTTTCACAAACAGAAAATTGATTTTCAACTTCCTCATCGTTGAGTTCGTTTTCATTACAAATATTACATTTTTTCATAACTTTCTCCCTTTGTTTAGTTTTATGAAAAAATTGTTTCTTGATATTCCCGATAAAACTTATTGTTACTTGTTTTTATATCCGAGAATTTACAGCCCCCCGCCTGATTCTCAACTTCTTTTATATTCTGATGCAATGCTAATCTTACATTTTGAATAGATGCTTCCCTGCCCCAAAGTGAATTTTCATAATCTTTAAGTTTCTTTATATCCGGTTCTATGAAATAACCTTTTGAACTTGCCACAAGACATTTGATTAAATGGTTTACTCTGATATAGTGAATGACTGCCCGTATTCTTTCGCCAACACATACTAAATTGTTATCTTTGAATAATAAATCTGAAATTTCAAAATTCTTTATAGCAGATACACTTCCCCTTTTTGTTTTGAGAATTTCAACAACTGCCGGAACGACTTTATCGAGTTCGTTTTCAGTTAAAGGTTTGGTTTCTTTCTCGAATCCGTTAATCATTTGTTCTCCTTAAAATTATCGAAACATTTGGAACAAACTCTTTTACCGTATTTTATAATAGTTTTAGTTCTTTCAAAAGATTTTCCACAATTCCCACATTTTACTTTTGTTGAATACATTGGTTTCCCTTGTGGCATACCACTCATAGCCATTAACATTATCAACCCTAATGCCGTTTTTGATTCTTTCAACATTTTGCTTTTGCCCTTCTGAATAATTTTGAAAATGGATTTATAACTACTTTTTCAGTGTGGATGATTATGTTTTCTTTCATCTTGTTCTTTTAACCTTTATTAAGTAATGTCTTTGAGAATTTTTTAAATCGTATAATATGCTAAACTTCTCTATCATTATTTTCTCGAATTTTAAACTTTGATGTTTGTGTTCAAATATACCCATAATATTTAATTCGAAATTTTTATATTTACCGAATCGCCTTTTGTGTGCAGAAAATCTCGTGATTGGATTATCGGTAATCCCGATATAAAATATTTTCTTATCACAAGATAAACAATAAACAAAATGTGTTTCATACTCTATATTCATTGTTGTTTTGCAATTGATATTCCTGAATCATTACAGTTAAGAGTTACGGGTTTTCTTTTTTTTAAATCCTTTTCAATCAGATTTAAAAGATAATCTTTTAAAGAAATACCCTCTAACCCCGTAATGGCGTTGAGTTGTTTCTTTAAAGAGAGGGGAATTTCTATTGTTAATCTTGTGTCCATTTTTATTTGTTTTTAATTTCTATGGTAAAATTAACATTGTTACATTTGAAAGTCAATAGCAAAACGAAAATATATTTTTATTTATTTTCTGAAAATTGGAACTTTAATAAATAAGTTTTTCTTGCATTAAATAAGGATTAATTCTTTTTTCTGCTAATTCACAATATTCTTTCGAAATATCTATTCCTATGAATTTTCTATTTTGTAAGTGAGCCATTTTTAATGTTGTACCACTTCCGCAGAATGGGTCAAGAACTAAATCACCCTCATTACTCCAACTGTAAATATGGTCTTGTGCAAGTTTTTCGGGAAAAGTTGCAGGATGGTTCAACGCCAAATCATCTTTTGTTGACATTCCAGAACCGCCAACATTAAAATTCCAAATATTATATCTCATACCCAATTCACCAACATAACTTTTTCTTTTTTTCTTTTCTTCTAATTCACCATTTTTTTGTCTGCTTGTATTAACTCCCCAAGTTTCCCATAAGTTTTTTTTATCCTTTATGGGATTAAATGTTTTCGGAATATTTTTACTAAACACAAACATATATTCAAATACTTGATGATACCGATTGCTTGAAGGATTTGAAAAACCGTTTTTCGCATATATCATTGTATCGTGCAGATTAAATCCTATTTCTTTAAAATAAAGTGCTTGTTGAAAACTTGTGCCTGTTTCACTTCCGTTAATTGTAGCATCACCAACAACCCAAACAACTACACCGCCGGGCTTTGTAACTTTGAATAATTCATTTGCTATTGCTTCAAAGTCAAATTCATATCCGTTGTAGTTTCTTAAATTATCGTAAGGTGGACTTGTAACCGTTAAATCTATACAGTCATAAGGGAAATGTCTTAGTATTTCGGAACTTTCTCCGCATATTATTTTATTAAGTTCAAGCATTTAAAAATAATCCCCCAATATTTTCCTAATTAGTTCCGAAACTGTAAGACCGTTTTCTTTTGCTTCAGTACGGATTTTATTTAAAAGATTTATCGGAATTAAGAAACTGAATAACACTTTAAATTTTACCATTATAATAGTATATAATTTATAAATAATTCTTATACGGAATATACATATATATTATATAATAATCAAGATACAAGTTAGCATACGTATTTTCTGTTATCATTCACCTCGCTTTACGCCTGTTCTTTTGGTGGCAAATTAGACTTATATGGGGTAGGAATTGAAATCTATCACTCCACTGGAAGTATGTATCAAATCCTTAAGCGTTTTTTAATCTTTGAAATCTGTCAAATTTCGCATATATGGACTTTTTTCGCTATTTTTGATGTTTTGGTTCTAACCAAAGGTAGTTGATGGTCGTTTAAATTTTTATTGTGCATACATATTTTAAGTATGTAACTCTTCTGAATTGTGTTGAAAACATATCTACTTTTACTTTTCAAAATAACTCCATCCATAATTACCGATAAAATCATTTGCAAATTTGCCTGCCCAATCTTTATGGTCAATTCTCATTAGTTGCCTTCTTGCTTCGGGATTTGTTTTCATATATTCCATTAACCATTTTGCAAAATCATTTTCTTGCTTCTCTGTCCACTTGTAATCCATAAACCAGTCATCTTTTTTGAAGTCTATTTTAGAGTAAGGTGCTTTAACACGTTTACACATTTCTTTGAGAATAATCTGAATGTGTTTGTTTAGTTTAGTAGTCATATGTTTACTTAGCTCCTCATAGTATAATTTCCTTGTACTTTTAGTACCCGTATGGGTATAATTATTAGCATATACATTTAAATTTCGGACATTCCCAAACAGGAGTAACGAGATTATACTTGACATCAATTCCATATAATTCCTGTGCTATTTCACAATTATCTTCTTCGGTGGGTTTGAAATATTTACAATTAGAATAACAAAGGCAGTGTTCTGTGTGTTTGCCCTTTAACTCTTCTCTGACGGAAACTTCTTCTCTATGATGAAAATATTTTGTTATCATTTTTTTGTTTTTAAGATTTATTAAATATTAGCATATAGCTTATTGTGCTGTACCAACCATAGCATTTTGTTTATGTTAATTAGCATTATACCTTTTGGTATTATACCTTACTTTATTTGCGTACCTGCATAAATTGAAATTCCTGTTAATATTACCGCCCCAATTAAATGCCAAAAAGTCCAGTTTGCTTTATTCTCTATTACCTGCGGACGTGCCTCAAGTAAAATGATTTGTTTCTCTTTACTTATGTTAATATCCTTTTCAGATTTAACAATCTGTTTCAAATCGCTTATCACAATTTGTGATAAGCTGTCCTTTGCAAACCAGAGTTTAATTTCACCCTGTAAATATTTGAGTTCAAGTTTGTCATTTGCAATTAAGCGGATTTGCTCTGCTGAAAAACAATAAGGTTTTAGAGTGTCCGTTTGCGAATATACTCGTGCCGAGATTAATAGGAGAATAATTAATAGTAACTTGACAAATATTGCTTTTTTTCTTTCGCACTTGACAGCTTTTCCTGTCAAGTAAAACGGAAATAACTTAAAAAATGTAAAGTGTTTCATAATTCAATAATTATTTTATGTTTCTTTCTTTTATATTTATACGGACTGCACATATAACAACTGCAAGGACTACCGTGAGAACGATAAGCATAGAAAGCGCCTTCTTTGTCTTTTAAGCATAATTGCTTTAATCTTTTCTTAAATTTCAGCATTTTTAACTCAAAGCGCCTCCTTTTATTCATTCTCATATATTCTTCCTTATGATGCAGGTTTTAAAAAGCAGAGGGGCTAACCCACTGACAAGTCTATGAAATGTCCAATATCTCATATTAGTCATAGCCCCTCTGGAGTTATATTGTGGGATTTCTTGTAAATTTATAATCAATAAGTTTATATTCATCTATTTATTTCTAATCCTTGTAAATCCTTGAAATCAAGGGTTACCAATTGTTTTTTATTAAAATTCGCAAATAAAATCTCTATTGTTGTCATTTAAAGCATATTCATAAATTTCTTCATTTATTTTATAACTATAAGAATACAAATCTTTAATGTTGTCATAGTTAGGAGTTACAGGGGTTTTCTTACCATAGGGAATATGTGTATGTGAACATTCGCATATACTCATTTCTTTTTTACAATACGAACAGATTTCTATGTTTTTCACTTCTTATACTGATTAATTAGCCAATTATAAAGTGAATCATTGCTCATATTGTTTAGGATTTCTTTGTCCTTTGTATAGATTATATAATTAATTTTCTGCTCAATGTTAATGTTTGCAATCATTACAAACAGCGAATCAAGCTTAATTTCAATTCTCGAATTTGAAAGTGTTAAACTGTCGATTTTCAATTCCTGTAAACTATCTCGATTAGTGTTAATTGTATCATTACCACAACCTTTAAATTTTACAGCGAAGATAATAACCGCCACAATCACCGCCAAGACAATGATTATAGGTATTATGTTGATTTTGATAAATTCCCAGAGTGTTTTCATTTTTTCTCCTTTTTTACGTAAACTCTTATTACTGCATAGTCTAATTTTATGTCTTTGAAATTATGTTTAGGATATATCTTTTTCAGTCCTTTTACAGTTGCTTGTTCCGGAAATACTGGTTCAGGTAATTGCGAACCTCCGAAAGTATTATCTGCTAATGGAATAGCAAATAGAAAATCATCTAATGGTATTTTAAACATTAAGACTTTGCAGGTTATTTCTTTTATTTTTTCAGCCATTCGGATTATCCTTTCTGATTAGTTTTTTCATATTTTTATTGTTTCTTCAAACATATTGTAAGTACTTATAAAATAATTCTGCCCTCTTTGCGATTTCACCTGCACCGGATAAACCATTAATTATTTTTCTTGAATTAAAAAAATCTGTTATTTTATCATTAATATAATCAGATAATACTTTCCCTGTAAATGAATAGTCTCTGTTTGTCATTCCCAATTCGCAACAATCAAAAGCAATATCAAAGTCTAACAATTTGTCAGGATTCTCAACTATATCAACACCATATTTATCTAATACATATTTTTGAAACGTGATATAATTACTCAATAAGGTTATTTGAACGAATCCTCTACCTTCATAACTTACACCGTTTACACCATTCGGGAATATACCCTTTAGTGCATAAGGATTTGTACGCTGATAATAATTATATAATGTTTGTTTTCTATTGTTCTTAATCCAATAACCTTCTATAACAGGTTTGAAAGTCCCTGCTGTTTCAAGTTCGGCAGTTGCAAGGAAATAAGCATATTTCCTTCTGTCATCTAATAATTCAGATTTGTCAAACTTATCAAATAATGGTTCTATTACATTCCGTTTATTACCTAATACATTGCTGAAAAAATAATCTCTATCAATTAAATCTTTTGTTACCTCAGGCATAATAAACCCCTTTTCTTTTGCTTTATTAAAAGTTAAATCCCCAACCTTTCCGTCATCATCAAGTCCATTTCCGGTCTGAAATAATTTCGTTGCATTATAAGTTAATCTGCCAAAATTTTCATCTGGTTTTCCACAATTAAAACCCTGTGCATTAAGGAACTCCTGCCACACTTTAACAAGCGGACTGATACTCCCCTTTTTGATTAACATTTTGGATAAATTAAATTTTTAGATAGTTTATTTAAAATTCGTTCTACCGTTTCATCAATCAAGGTTAGTTGATAATTTGAACAATGGTAATCATATAATATCATTTGCAAAGCCGCCTTTAATTCCTCTTTTGTTTTCGCTTTACTAATTACTTTTTTAGGCATATAGCTTTTATTTTATTGAATTTAAAAATAGTTGTTTTGCTTTAAAATATGAACGTGGATGAAGTGAATTAGAGTTTTCGTATTCACTACAAACATCTAATATAATTAATCCCTCAATCTGTAAACCATTCAAGTATTCGTTTATTTCGGTTACATCAAATAAATAGTATTTAGGAATGTTAAATAAATAAACTTTTGATACTTTTCTGAATGATTCGGTTATTAACTCATTAAACTTGTTTTTTATAAATTCGTTACCATTCCGATAGTCGTTAATCCCCGTAAATATTACTATTGCTGTATATTCGTTTTGTTCAAGTCGTTTAATTCGTCTTAAACTCCAGTCCATACTTGCACCTGTTTTCGCTTCTAATTTATAGTCAATAGTATCAATGCTATCAAGTGATTCAAATGTACCAACCGCCCAAGAGTGTCCTGTTATATAGTATTTCGGAGTAGTAGTCATTAACGTTAAACTTAATAATATTTTAGTTATTATATCTATGAACATCGTTTTTTAAAATTCAGGTCTTAACAAATTTTTCAATGTTAATTGCATTACTTAAAAACAAAGCGTCAAGACCTGATAAAATTAAGGATTGAGCTAATTATTTATTAACCATTTTTAATTTTAAATTAAGGAAAAACACTCAACCCTTTTAAAATTATTGTTTATTATTTTCCGTTATATCTTTTTTATCCTGTATTGCTGTCGCATCAATTTGCTTAATCTCTGCCTGCGATGACAATGGTAACCCTGCAAGTGTTTTTGCTTTTTTCCAATTATTATATAATTCTACTAACCATTGAAAAGTGCTATCGGCAGTGTAAGAAGCGAGGATATAAAAAAGTCCCGCCATTAAAGCTTTGTTTGTGGTAGCATAATACTGACTCATATCTACAAAAGAAAATAATAGATAAAATAAAAACACAATAAATAAACTTGCCGCAACTTTCGGCAAATTCATTCTTGCAGGTGTTGTATCTGTCGATGTAAAGTCTCCGGCACTCCAATACTTTATAAGTCGAGCCGCAAAGCCGCCGAATAAAAACAAATGGAAATCTAATGGATTCATTTTACTTAATTAAAATTTTTAAATAGTTACTTTTGATAAATAAGCCAAAACTCCCAACACTTTCAGAACCCAAATTGCAACTATGATTATAACAACTATGTTCAAGATTGTTTTAACCGTTGCTTCCATAGGTATGCGATTGATTAACCATAACGCAAAACCTACAACTACTAAGACGATAACTACTGTTAGTAAATCCATTTTATTTCTCCTTTTCTTTATTTTTTTGTATTAATTCAATAAGTATCTTTTGTTCAGTTACTATATTTTTTATTTCTCCAAATTTTGTTATCAGTTCCTCGTGATGTTTCATTAGTAAGTCTTTTTGTGTTTCAAATCTTTCAAGATAATTATTTTTTATCTCTACCGTTTCTTTCCTTATTATCCGCATATCTTCAGTTAACTCCTCTCTTAATTTACGAGATTCTTCCACAGCTGATGCTTTAGATTTTAGTGTTGATTCTCCAATTGTGTCCTTCAAAATCATATCTGACTTTGTTAATTCATCTATTCGTTTTTGTTCACGCCTGAAAATGTATCCTACAATCCCGATTATGATAATTAGAAAAACATTTAATACTAAATTTATATCTGGTACATTCATTGTTTTATCCTTTTCCGAGTTATTAAGTTATGTTTATAAAATATGCTATTGTTAATATTGCTTCGGACTACCGTAAGTGCTTCCATTTAATCCGTTAAAACTTTCATACCAAGTGCTTGCATCTCTGTTAAACGGAAGATATTCGGCAACGCAACCGATTTTGGTGATTGAAAAGTTTGAAATAGTAAACGATGTATTGCCAGAATTAACCCACCATCCACAACATCCTATGGTAGTTTCTGTTGGCGTAAATTCATAAACATTGCTCCCCTCTTGACAAACATTTGAAGTAAGAGTACCTGCCAATTCTGCTATATTCGTGGCTTTCGCGGGAGCGTAAAAAGGAGCAGTACCCGTTATAGCTGAACAGGTAAATGACATTCTATATTTATTAGACGTAAAAGAAATTGCATCTGTTGTTGTTACAACACCATCCGCCGAACTATTCTCTGCGTGAAATCCTGTTGTTGAAGCATTACTAAAAACCTCAAAAGGATAACTAACATTATTAACTATTGTCGCAAGATTTAAACTTGCACTCCAATTTATACTCGGAGATAATTCATATAGATCAGGTCTGCCATTGTTGTATAATAAGTTTATATCTGCCTGAACCAATGCACGACTGAATACTCTTACAAGATTTATATTACCTGTGAAATAAGTTGTTGAAACTCTGCCTATTTCTAACACTGTCGGAGTTATTTCAGTATAAACACAAACCACGTGATTCCAACTATTAAGTGTGAGTGTAGTTCCTACAATTCCATTTACATAAGTTGTAGTCCCTGCAAATGTAGTACCATAAGTAATTACATTACTTCCATCAAAAGTAATTCCCATATCAGTTCCGAAATTTAATACTGCTTGATTTGTTACAGTCGGTAAAATCCAAAATGAAACACTTGAATTTTTCTGTGTCAAAGCAGAAGTTACATATTGAGTTACTCCATCAAATTCATATCCGCCTCTTACACCTTCTCTCAAACTACCGAGAGAAGGGATTTGTGCAAATGCTGAACTCGAAATTAAAAGTAATATTAAAATTAATTTTTTCATATTAGTATCCTTTCACTACCGAGCCATAAACAAAACTACCCTGTCTTGTGAAACTCCATAAGTCCGTTTTTCTAAGTGCGAAAGTCCCTGTGCTTGCTATCGGAGTACCACCACTCCATTTAATCGTGAGTCCTGTCGCAGTCCAAGCAACGGTATAAGTAGAATCATTCATAGTGGTTATATTAAGAACCTGTCCATCTGAAATATTTGCTAAATCAAGAGTTACATTTGCATCTAAAATCTTTGTGAAACTATTTGAAGTATCGCAGTTTAATGTAGTCCCTGAAACAGTAAATACTGAAGTTTTATATACATTAGAATATGTTTTATCCCATACTAAAGTCGGAGTGCCGAGAGTATATGTGTTGTGAGCAATTGGTAAAATATTCTGTACTTGTAATTGCCCCCCTAAATAATTTTTGCCTGCATCTATATAAATACCATATTTGTCAGTACTCCCATTCATTACGTTTATTCCGTGGAATAAGTAACTTGTTTTTATATTGTTAGCATTATCGGTTTCAACAGTTGAGTGGATTCCAAATGCAGTATCAATATAGTTATTCGAGTAAACTGGAGGATTATAAATTCTTCCGTACAACCCTGTTCCAGATGATATATAAGTATTCCCATAATTAATAACAGTTCCTTCCGTGCCTATAAGATTAGGGAAAGCATAGACCAAAGCATTGTTTGCACGAAGCAATGAATCAGAACCATAATACCCAATCAAACCCCTTAAACTTATTAATCTTTGGTTTGTTGTAACAGTAGTATAAAGTTTAGTTATCATATCGTTATCAACAGTAAAACTATCTAATCCATAGAAAATATTACTCTTTAATAATTTTCCATTGAGTTCTAAATAATTTGCAGTCAAAGAATCTGCTTTCGCATTATTGGGATTTGGAGAAGTTATTTGAGCCGGTAATTCTAAGGCTAAAAAACTGAAAATTAAAATTAAGATTATCTTTTTCATAATTATTTTTTATTTAATATTTTTATGCGTCAAGTAAATTATTCCAAGCATTGTAGGCATCTCTTCCTAATCCAGCTGGAGCAGGACATCCAAAAATAGAATAATATATATGTAAAGACCCTACTCCTGTTCCTGTTATTGTGGATTGTGTTCCCCAACCTACGTCAGTAGTGTATTCCCACCTACTCATTGCTGTTGAATTAAATACTATACTTGGTCTGCCAATTTTGCAATGCCACAAATCTAATTCAACTTTTCCATTTATTGTCCACGTTGTAGTGTCTGCCAGAAGTAATGTTGTTTGAATAAATACAAAAACCGCATAATTGTTGTTAGAAGAATCATTGAAAATCCCGTGAAAAATTTCTACGTCTTGGCAATTTTTAAAACCTATCACAACATAATGATTAGCATTATTTAAATACAATGATTTTAAATTAGTTTGTCTGCCACTATTAAAACCTAAATGACCTTGATATATATTTATTGTCAACATCGAAGTATCGTGACCACTTTTGATAAAACAATCAAAAAAAACATTATTGTAACATTCATTGTAAGAGTTAATTGATTTTGATTCTCCTATTATATCACAGCTTCTAAAAATAAAAGGATAGCTATTAACGGTATCGGAAGAGCCGATATTTATATTACCTAATAAAATACATTCAATTATCTCAGTTCCCTCTTTAAAATAATTAACTGTTGAATTAATTATTGAACAATCTCCTCCTATTGTTAAATTTCTTACCACACAATCTTTACCCCGTATAGATAAATTATTTATTTTGGTATTCTCTTTTGACATTCCAACAATAATCATACTATCTTGATTAAGTATAATATTTTCGCTAAATGTACCGCCTGAAAGTAATATTGTTTTACCTCTACTCCAAGCAGATATTGCACTTGCTATTGTATTATAAGGAATTGCAATTGAATCATTTACAAGATATATCCTTCGAGTAATAATGTTAGAGTTCCAAGTATTCACCCCTGTAAATACATTATTCTTCGAGAGGTAGGGGATGCGGGTTGTGTCGAGGTTTACATTGAAATTCTGAATTGTCGTATCGTGTACCGTTCTTCCCCAATCCTGTGCCTGACAGCTTGTTGCAACTAACAGTAATATTAAAATTATTAATTTTTTCATTTTTTTTCTCCTTTAATGGTATATTATTCTTACTCTTATTGTAACGGGTATTGCTACCCTGCTTCCCGATAGTGCTGATTTCCAGTACATATTAGAAGTATTAACTGATATTTGTTCTGTTATCCAGTATTCACTCGGATATAGCGTAGTAGTATTTGTTGCAGGGAAACTTGAACTTGTGCTTACATAAATTGTATCACTTGTCCATATCATAACCTGATACCAATTTTTAGCATAAGTACCCACACTTGTACCGGTGGATGAGATATGCCTTGTTAAAGTATCTACGGTTGTTAATAAATCGGTTTTAGTGAATGAGTAAGTCCCCAAACTCCAATCTTCTTGTGCCATAGTGTAACTGGCACAAAACAGAATTAAGATTACAATTAATTTTTTCATTTTATTTTTATATTTAATTTTGTATAACATTTATTCACCTAATTTTTTAATTTTTGGTTTAGTTCCACTATTATTACTTTCACCTAATTTTTTAGGTTTGCTATTTGTTTTGCTTCCCTTCATTTCTTCTTTCACCTTATCCCTTATGTCATCTCTTGTTTTATCTATTTCTTTTTGTTGTTCTTCAAGTGTTTTATTTTTGATTTGAGGAATTAAACTTTTTAATTCATTATATAACCTTTTACCACTTTCCTGCATATAGTATCTGTATTGTTCATCCGTCATTTGTTTATCATCTATTTTTGTAGTCTTACTCGGATAACCTACGTTAAGATTATTTTCAAGTAAGTATTTACTTGTCGGGTCTTTGCCAATTGATTTAGGAAAAAATGGGAATCTTTCATAAGTATTTTGTTTCTGTTCACCAAATACGTCTAATTTTGGTTTTAACCCTTCGTTTAATCCTACTTTTCTCTTTATGGATTCCCACCAAGTATCTGCTTCAAAAGTGGGTTTATTACCTGTTATATATTGTTTTGTATCTTTTACTGTTCCTAACACATTAGGGGTAGTAATATTCGTTGCCATTTGCGTAAGATAATCGGGATTTTCTGTTTTGATAAAAGTAAAGAAATTTGATGCACCCTGCATAAATGATTGGTCTGTTAATGTAGATAGTGTACCTGCTAATACAGAAGTAACTTTTTGTATAAAATTATAATCATCTTCTTTAGGTTTTTTGTTATATCTGTTGTCATCTCGCCAATTCCCTGCTATCCCTAAAATTACATTGAAGGGATTAATATTCTGATAACTAATTCCTTTTCCACCTATATAAATATGGTTGGGTTCGTAACCTTGTCGTTCCCACATATCTCTGTCTGCTTTATCTTTCGGTCCGTGTCCTGTTATGTCCATTACACCATTTGCAATTAGAGTGCCAATTCCCGTATATAAAACTGTTCCTGCAACAACACGCCTTACTATGTGTTCTTTTTCTCTCATAGACATATCTTTTGCCTTTTCACCTAACAGTCGAGTCAATCCCAATGGTGTTGTATCAATTCCGTGTTTCAATATATTTGTTGCGATTTTAACAAAAGGTATAATAGGTTTTACAAAATAATTCTGTGAAAGCGATTCAATTGCTTTCCCATATTTTCCTAATTCGGTTTGGAACACTCCGTAATCAGCATAACTTTTCATTTCCTTGTATAACCTTCTATATTCTCTACTTTTAGAATCAACAAGGGTAGGGTTATCCATAACTTCTTTCATTGTCTTTTTTACATCATCAATAGAAATCTTTTCTTTTTTTGCTAATCGGTTAGATAAAACTTCACCTTCTACTCCTTCAAATATTTTTCTGAAGAAAGCATCTTCTACGCCTAATCTTGTAGTAGGTAATATTGCGTTGCCAAATTTTCCTATGGTAGATTTAGGGTGTAATGAATATCTATGAAAATAATTTTTATCTAAATCATCAAATTTACTTAAAACTTCCCGTTCACCTTTTAATTCTAACTTTGCTTCCATAGAACCTTCTTTTATACCCTTTGTAAGTCCCTTTAATAATGGTACAAAATCACCTTTTGCTATTGCATAAGGATTGAGTAATTGAGACATAAATTCAAACCCTAATGAACTTACGTTACCCGTGACATTAGCAAGGTCTGTGTATGGAGATGAAAGAATTGAATTGTAATACCAGAAAAATATTCTGTCTTTTAATGTTGCATTATTTGCTTTCTTATAATCGTGAAGTATATCACTTAAAATTTGTGCGTGTTCAGGGTTTATTTTCGCATACTCTACGTTTAATTTTTCAAGTCCTTTTATCATTGATTCATTTATACGAATACGCATTGATTGTGTACTTCTTGCTACTTCTGTTCCGACTGCCTGAACTTTCATTAACATATATAAATCTTTTGCTAATTCTTGTGTGTTTTCTTTTATATTTATCGGACTTCCTTCACTTGAAAGTTTTTCTACTTTATCGTTAAGTTTTAATAATTTATCCTCTACGTATAATCTTGAACCTGTTAATTCTACTGCGTTCATAGTCGTTCCTCTATCCATTCTTATAATCTTTTCATCGGATAGATTAGTAGCATAATCTAAACTTGCCTTTTTGGTTTGTTCATTAGTTAATCTTTCACCCCTTATTTTATTGAATTCCGTTATTTCGTCAAGTATATTCGGAATAGATTTTTCTAAATCAGGGTGTAAGGTTTTCTCGTTATAACCTTTTGTTGTTTGTGGTTTTTCACCCATTGGGGGTGTAACTCTATTTAATAATTTATCTTCCGTAAAAGGTTCAGTAGGTAACTCACCTGTTAGACTTTTTTCTTTCAGGTTGTTTTCATAAAGTTTTTCTATTGCTATTTCAGGTTTTACTTCTTCAACTTTGGGAACTTCGGGTTTTATTCCTTCGGTAGTAATTTTATCTGTTTTAAGATTTTCAAAAGATACATAAGAAACATCTTCTTTTCCAAAAAACATATCTTTTACAATCATTCCTTTATACCCTAATTTTTGTGCCTCATCGTACAAAGCATTTTGCACTTCTGCATTATTTTTATCCCAAAGAACTTCGGGTATATCTGTATTTTTTAAGAGTTCATTTCGTTTTTCAGTCGAGGTTAAATCAATAAATTTTTCAGTGTTTATTTTGGTTTTACTTACTTCACCATACCATTCTGCATTTTCGGGTTTTGTTGTGAACCATTGACCTTTACTTTCTTGTTTCTCCCCCGTCCTTTCACCTCTGTAAACCTCAATTTCTTTTTTACTTTTCCCAAAGCTTATTCCTTGTGTTTTAACATTTTCCATTCCGGGAAGAGGTTTGTTTAACTCATCCCAAATTTTAGGTAGATTTGTTTTTATTCCCTCCATTACTTTTGTTCTAAATTCGGGTGTATTAATTTTCCCTACTTTTCCCATTCCGTAAAGAAGTGCAACTGTACCTACATTTGTAATAAGTTTTTTATATTTTTCATCAAGGTCAGGGAATAATTTATCTGTACCATAATATATACCCTCTCCCACTGCATTAGGAACGGCAAATAATATTTTATTAACATCTTCACCACCCGGCACTACCGAAAGTGTCTTTGACATTGCATTAAAAGGCATCATTGATAAATCAAATATATCATTTGCCACACCAGTTAAATCTCTTTTTTCAGGGTCGGGATTTTTAAAGTTATCTAACTTATCAACTAATCCGCTAAATGCTTGTGAACTTTCTGCTGTAAATTCATCAATGTTAGTTTTGATACGTTTACCTATATCAGGGTCTGAAAAATATTTTTTACCATATTCTAATCCTTCGTTTGAAAAAGAAGTTGTTTTATAAACTTCAGGAGTCTTCATTTCATTCGGTGCATTTTGCATATTCAAAGGTGCTTCAGCTTTAACAGGTATTTCTTCTGTCTTTATTTCTTCACCTTTTTTGTCAAGTGTGGTTTCGGTATGCTTTTTATAAAAATCATTAAATCCTGTTACATCTAAAATTGCATCATTAGAAATGATATTATTTTCACCTTCTTTTATTCTTATACCATATCGGGTTTTTAATATTGCTTCTTGGTCTTTTGTGGGAGTAAAAGAAATTCCACCTTTCTCATTTTTCGGATAATCTTTAAAATAAATTTGATTTAAACTATGCCATAGTTCGCTTTTTGGAGGTACAATGGGTTTTGGTTGTTCAGGTGTCATAACTTCACTTGTTGCTAAAGGACTTTCTTCTTTAGGCGTACCTGTTGGTTTCGGGTCATCAATAGACCCTTGCCATTTAGACGGTGCTTTAACTTGAGTATAATATGGATTGTTCTCTATCAAAACTTTTTATCTCTTTTAACATTATCGTATGACTTTTGGAATGTACTCCACAGCATATTCCATACATCGGGGTCAATATTTTTTAATTCTGTATTCATATAATCCGCATAATAATTATATTTATCATTGAGTTCATTTATATCATTTGCACCATACATATCACTCCACCAATTATCCATTTTTATTTCATCATAAATTTGGTTATGTGCTTCATTTTTAGCATATTCCCTGTTAGCAATATCACCTAACAATCCTTCTTGTTCAGAGGACTTTGAACTTTCCGACTGCCACCTATTATATTCCTCATCAATATTTATTCCTTGACTTGCATATTTTTCCCTTGCCCCTTTTATTAGTTCTGCATTGCCTTCGGGATTTTCCATATATTTACTATATGTTGCTAAATCCGCTTGAATTTCTTTTTCTTTATTTGTTAAATTTTCTGTTTTTATTTTACTACTACCACGATAACCACTTCTGCCACTCGTGGGTGTATGATAATTTGGCTCACTTTTCACAAGTGTTTTATATTTCGGATTAGGAGTTACACCATCTTCCATAAATGGTTTTTCACTTTTATTATATCTGTAAGTATTAGTTAAATCACCTTCTTTTACTATTACATCATTTTCTTCTTTAGTGGGTTTTTCCGGTGCTTTATCTACTAAAGTATGTGTTCCTTTTCGTTTATCAATCAGATAAGTCCCATTTGCCCCTGTATGTAAATCATACCTGTTTGTGTCGTCTATCGGAGGATTCATTGCTTCATACATTGCACTTAATCCCTGTGAAGCTACCTTTCCTGATTGCCCTAACATACTTAAAGGCATTATGCTATTATATAAATTCTGGACTAATCCTGCTCTATTCTCTGCATCTAATGTAGGATTAGAAACAGTTTGTGTACTCCCAAATGCTGTATTAGGGCCAGGGACTTCTGTCCCTGCTGTGGGTCTGCCATTTGCATCTACGGATATATTCGATTGCGGATTATCCTGCGGAGGTGTACTTATTGTCTGCATATTATCATTTAATAACTTTGCATAAGCATCTTTTAATTTCTGTGCTGAATCATTGTAAATAGACTTTGCCATTAAGCCCTGCCCTATCTGCTGACCTCCGCTTAATAGTCCGTAAAATGCTTTATTTAAATTATTCCAATTCTGTGCCATTGTTTTCTCCTTATGGTTTCAATATTGCGGCTGAACCTAATTGCCCGCCTATTCCGAATAGACTACCAAGTAATCCACCCCAGTCAAATTGACCCTGCTGTTCCATATTATATTGGTTTGTCATTGATTGGTTATTCATTTGTGCCTGTCCGAATTGTCGTTGCATATCCTGTCCGAATTTACCTGCACCTATTCCGTAAGCCATTTGTGATAGTCCGGGAATTGCACCTGCACTACTCCAATAGTTTTTCATTTTTGCTTCTTGGTCTGACTGTGAAATATTATTTTCAAGCCCTGCAAGTTGCTGTCCTCTACCTTGATAAAGTTTATCCATCATCCCTGCTTTGCCTGATAATGTTGCATTGGGATTTGAATTATTCATTGTGTCCATACCACTTTTGAAGTTAGCACCGATTGCACCTTGTCCGTAATTACGCCACTGATTTAATGTATTAGGGTCTATTCCCTGATTCATTCTTTGCTGTAATGAAGCAAGTAATTGCTCTCCGCCTTGAATGTTATTGTTAATTCCATAAGTGCCATCTTTCCCTTGTGTTGCGGGATTAATGTTTACTTTATCCATTGTAGGAATATCTGCACCGCCCATAATTAAGTTTCCTTTATATAAATATCGGAGTAATCTTTACTCCATTTATTAAAATCCATTTGATTTAAAATACTTTTTACTTCTTCTTTATCTGTAAAAGCAACTGTGAACTTACTGAAATTTCTCACTATCCCTTGTGCAAAACCAAATAATAGCAGTCCGTCTATTTTATTATCACTTGCAAATGGTTCTAACATACCAACTAATAATATTCCGCAACAAGCTGTTACCACTCCGTCTTTTTCAGTATAAACATAATCAGGTGCGATAGGGTGTAATCCCTTATCTGTCAAGTATTCAAAGCACTTCTTGCGTTCTATGTCAGTCGTTGTTAATCTCATTTTACCACTCCTGTTACAACTGTTAATTTAGTTGTTACTGCACCACCGCTTGTAGATGAAACCCAATAATCATTTGTAGTACCACCGTTTAATTTTGTTTCAAGTGCCAATACTTTTGCTTCTAATACATTGAACATATTTATTAAATTATCAATATTTTTTTTATCATCTTTTGTTTTAGGAAGTGACAAAGCCATCCTCCTCGCTTACTTCGGTATAATCAAATCCGATGTATTTTATACTGAAAACACTTGTAGAACTTTCTGCTATATTTATCTGCATTTTTTTTGTTTGCTGATAATTAAAACCACTGTTTACCCTTGTATCTACTGCGGTTATCGTATAAGAAATAGTGTTGTCCGTGCTATTACAAGTAATCTTAATTACAATTGTTCCCGATGTAGAGGTAGTTGCTTTTAATAAAAATCTTACTATGTCAGCATAAATATATTCAAACAATTTAGTTGTTAATGAAAATATTATTGCTTCCCCCGTATGATAAGAAGGTGTATTGCCATAATATAAAACATCTGCATAAATACCGTTTTTGTTATATTGAACTATTGCAGTTTGCATACCTAATAATAAAATACCTGCTTTTGTTGTTATGGGTGAAACACAATTCAAGAAACCTTGATTAGCTTTAAATACATACCACGTTCCGTGTCCCTGTTCGTCTCGTAAGTTCAAGTCATATATAAGGATATTACCCGTGACACTTCCCGTGGTAAAAGTCATTATTACCCAATTCAGTGCAGGATTATAACAAACATCTAAATTTGTCATTGCACCGAATCCGTCAATGATAGTCTGAATTTTATTACTGCAAATTGTAGGCATTGTGCCTTCTCGCCAATGCCAAAACTTTGTTCCCATTTGCCAGATGTATTCACCCTGTGTCATTTCACAAAGAGAATTAATATTGCCTGTATCACTACAACCTATATTTTCAATTATTCTTTCATAGTACCATTGAGAGGGTTGTCCGTAAGTTATTAACTTATAAATATTCCTGTTCTTCCAAATGAATAGTCCGTCTTGCCCTTGATGTATTCCCGTTATTTCATCATTGTCAGCGTTTTCTATTGCTACTTCATTCAGTAATTGGAATGTTAGTGCTTTATTTGTATCACTCCATTTTACAATAGAACTATAATTTACTGTATTATCTTCTGCATTGGTTATTTTTGAATATTCATTTGGGTCACTGGAAGGATAAACCCCTGTGTATATAAAAGTTTGATTATCTAATACCGATTGTATTGTTTGTGCTTGTGAAGTACCTTCAAAATAATATCTGTCAGAATTAACGTAACCACTACGAGGCGAGGTTTGTAAAGTCCCTGTTGATGTTCCTGCTACCGTAAATGTTCCATCTGTAACATTGGTTATAATCTCATATTTACCGTCAGGAATAAATCTACCGCCTATTGTATTTAATACACCTTTTATATTTACAAACTCTCCAACTTTTACAGGGAAAGGATTATTGGTAGTAAATGTTATTGTTCCCCCTGTTTCTGAACAAGTCATTATAATATCGGGTAAAGTTCTAAATATACCATATTGCTGATAGTAAGGGTCTATGGTTTGATGAATATTAAATTCATATCCTGTTGCACCATTGTTATTATCTGATAACGTGTATGCAGAAGTTTTATAAATATATTTTGATTCAAGCAAAGCCCAATCATAACCCGAAGGATGCATAAATTGTGAGAAGTCAAAGAGGTTTTCAAAGTATGCGAATTTATAAAATATTTCATAAGCCCTGCCATCGCCTTCAATTGTAGCACCTGCGGTTGTAGCTTTAGTTACAACTGTTGTATCTATTGCAGTTGAATCAAGAGTAAGATTTCCTAAAAATAATCTACTCTGATGAACAGTACCACGTTTTGCCATATAATGATGATTCAAATTATCAACTGCATAAGGTACTGCAATATGTGAATCCGGTATTGTATCAATATAAGAAGTTGTTTTATTATCAAGTGTGTCAAGATAAAAATAACCATCAAAAGTAGTAGGATTATCTACTATTCCCTTTGTCCTGTAAATCTTTCTGTTCACTACAAGTCCGTTACCTATCGGAATATCAGTAAGCAATATACTTACATTTCCTACTATTGCAGTAGATGTTTTTATTGATGTGGCAGATGAACTGCCGCCATAAGTCCCAAATTGAAAACGATTATAAATAAGACCGCTATGTAATTCAAGTCCCATAGGTGGGGTTTCAGTGCCATCCGCATAAACATAGGTTACCAAATAAGCATAAGTCTGTTCTGCTGTAAGCCCTGTCCCTGCCCTTAAAGCCACAGCAAATGTATTAGGACAGTTCAAAGGGGATGAATCTAAATAAGTCGTTCTATCCCAAACTTTATTCTGTATAAGACTTCCTGAAGTACCACGATTCAGAATGAAAAGTAAATCATTCAGTGTAAGCATTTTGACTTTATCTGTTCCTTCCGTAGTAGAAATATTCGAGTAACTTCCTGCACCGTCTTTATAATCAAGTCTTGCACCGTTTTTTACTACAAGTAACGGATTTAAACCTTGCTTTATATATTCATAAATATTCTGAATTACATTTGTAGAGGTTATTGCATCGTATCTTTCGAGACCATATCTTTTAGTCGCATTGCCAAGTTTACCTAAAGAATATAAAATAGCATTTTCAAGAATTTGAAATTCAGTATCTTTTATTTTAGATGGTTCAACTGCTACGTTAAGACCACCACTGAAATCTTCAATCTCCTGCCTTAATAAACCCTTGTCATTATTTATCTGTTTTACAGGCATTATTTTTGAGGATTATTAGATTGAAGTCTTGTTTTTTCCTGCACGAAACTTGCAAGTTCCATTTGATACGAATCAAATAAATTCTTCATTTTTGTCTGGTAATCCGCTTTTGCTTCTTCGCTTTCGGTTTGTGCTTTTAATACAATATAAATATTCACTAAGAACTTTTTGTAAAGTAATGGTTCGTATATTGTAGGTATAGTTAGTAAATCAGTTACTGCGGTTAATTCCGCAAGATTATACCTATAATATATTGTAGAATAATTTATTGTAGTTGGATAGAAGAATAATTTTTGTGTCCCCGAACTATCACCACGTCTTATATATTTAGGTTGTGTTACTGAAGGCGCTTTGTAACTGTCCTCCTGATTTTGATTTTCTTCTTCAATAGTCCATTCCTTGCAAGGATAATATCCTGTTGCTGAACCGGTTGCAGTTGTTAGTGTTGTCTTTGGTGAATTAAATAGTAATGTACCTGTTTGCCCAAGTCCGAGTGTGATTGTAAAGTTAGCTGTCAAATATAAATCAGCGGCTATTAGTGCTACTACTTCTGCAAGTGTATTTGTTCCTTGTTCCCCATCACCTTGCCACGTTATTAAAACGGTTTTTGCAGTTGTGTTAATTGTAATCCCACGTGTCCCCACACTTGCAGAACCCCAAGTAAAAGCCCATCCGTTCCCTGCTGTTCCGGGTTGTAATGCTGTTATTATTGCCTGCACAGGTACGTTACTTACTGTGCCGATATTACCTGTTATGGTTGCCCTTGTCCCTATACTTGCTTTCATATCAATTATAGAATTTGCCTCCGGTCTTAAATCAGTAGGCACTACCGGATTGTTTGTTGTTAATATTGCACTCTTGGTAAATAACTTCATACCAAGCAGAGGCATTAAATCAGTCTGAACTTCTCTTTGTGTTAGAGATGCCTTGACTATCATTACACCCGTATCGAGTTTTTGTGAATCGGTTTGCCCCACGTCATTCTTTGTGAGGTCGATTAATTGCTGTACTGTTAAGTTCATTTTATTTTTACCATAATAATAGGGCTACAATTAACCCTAAAAGAATTATTAAAATTAAATTTTCTATAAAATTTTTTAAATCATTTCTCATAGCCCCTGAATGTATCCCATTCCCTTTTGTAAATGTTGCCCTGCTCTCTGGTAATCTTTTGCTTTTATGCACACATAATGTGCCGCAAATTCTATTATTGCTTCGTAGCATTGCGGAGGCAGTAAACAACCTGTTGAAGCCGATATAGTTGTGGGTTTACCGTAGTAATAAATTCTTAAATAATCCCAATAAGTATCCCACGTTGTAAAACTTGTTATAATTGTTGTTGCCGAATTTAAGGCACATAACACTTCCCCTTTGTGTAAAGTAGAATCGTAATTATGTCCCTTATAACTATCACCTATCATTTTTCTGAAATATGAAAGTGGTATATATGTTATAGGTAAAAATATACCTGTGCTTTTTGCAAGTTCCACACTATGTATTTCAATCAAATCCGTAGGTAGAATAAAGTTTGCAGATGCTGTTCCATTTGCTAAAGGAACACTCCTACCCGTTGTTAATATAAGTGCTGTTGGTGTAGTTGTCGTTCCTAAGACTAAAGTCTTTGCTACTGCGTGTGCATTTACAGCATTTATTATATCCTGACAAGTAGAAGTACCACCCTTCCAATTTACTGTTATAACCCAAGAGGTAGTATATGCGGTTGAAACCTCTACTGCACCCGAAGCTGTATCGTCATAAGATATTGCTATATTATTCCCGTCTGTACCGCCACTTATTGCTGTGAATGTAAGTTCACCTGTGGGTGTAGTAAAAGCTATAACTATATATGCCTTTACTCCCGAAGCTATATCGTTACTCTTTAATAAACTTTTTAATGCTTCACCTTCATAATAAGGGTCTTTAATCATCCGCATTTGCTTCTGTTCCCTTAATAGACTTTCATATCCTAAATTCTGTCCACTGTCAAGATAAGGATATAAGTCCGTTGCATCTACATTGAATCCTGCACTTGTTTCATTTATTACACTGCGAAGTCTCGCTAACATATCGGTTATTTGGCTCATAGTCCTATGTGATATTCAAGTTTAGGAGTTACATTTAATTGTCTGTTTAATAGTCTTAGTCCACAATTCATTAGCCATACTTGTTTCATATCAGGGAAAACACTTGCAACTGCACCTTCTATAAGTAAATCACTGTAATAATCGGGTATATCAAAACTGCCTCCATACCCTGATGCGGTTTCATCATAATTAAGGAATGAAAGATTAGTACCTGTATCACCGGGCATAAATAAATATGTTCTTTCCCAATAGTAAATATTGAGTGTCTGTCCTGTTGTTGGTACTCCGTCTATATATAAAGTTCCATTTTCAAAAGAATATAGTCCTTTATTCGTTCCGTTTGTTATTGAATTTTCAACTTCCTGCCGAGATCCCTTAGTAAATGGATTCTGATTAATTACTCCGTCAATAAGTATATTCTTAACATCAAGTACGTTACTTAACGGATAACTATTTGTCCCTGTTGTTAATGCTTGTGTTGTTGATTTCTCAATTATCCTGTAAGTCTCATTCAGGTATTTCTGAATAGTGGATAACTTGAACATTATTTCAGCATTATAGTAATCCTTAATAGGCACTCTACGAAGAAACCCCTGTTCTTCGATAGACATTTTAAACTGTGATATTGCTGTTTTGTAATCCATAGTATTTTAATAAGGGGGTTTCCCCCCTTTAATTTAGAACCACCTGTTTTGTGTTTGATATGGTATTGTATTCATTGTCGGTGAATAGAATGTAATATACAATATAGCTAACTTGCCATTCTTTGTTACCGCCCCTGTCTTTAATGGTGCTACATATACAGCATATTGAGGGAAATAACTTGTTATTGTGAGTGCTGTCTGTGTAGCCCCCGTTATGGTTTTCCCTGAAATTGCACCTGTACTTGCAGTTACAACAGTAGCGGCTACTTGCGAGACCAGTCTTGCACTTATAGTATCACTATTTAGAGTGTTACCTAATATGTCCTGACCTTTTAAATATACTACCACTGTATCGTGTCCTGCCGCATAATCCCAGTTGGTTTGAACAAGCGAATAAGTTGCATATATTGTGCTTCCAAACTGTGTCCAGTCAACGTACGGGGTAGTCATTGAAGTTGCATTACTATCAATTGTCATTGTTACTCCGATTGATAACGCCCCATTGTAATGACCGTAACTTACGGTAGTTTGACTTTGTGCTGTCGAAATCACGAACAGCAAAATCATTGCAAAAATTAATTTCTTCATTCTTCTTTTTTGTTTAAATTATCTTTTTCATTTAGTTCCCTGATTTTTTCGGGTGTAATTTTCACTACTCCCCCTTTGCCATCAGGAATGTTAATTGGTTGATCGTCTTTCACGATTGTTGCTTCAAAAGCCTTATCTTCCCAAAATGGGATTGTCTTTTGAGATACACGATTGCCGGAGTCATCTTTTATATACTCATCGTTTTCATCTTTCACCCATTGGCTGTCAATGGTCTTTCTCAATTCTTCAATAACCTTTTTATCTTTTTCTTTGTTGAGTGTTAAATTGCAATTTGTCCACGCTAACTTGGTTAGCTTTGTACCAATTCTAACGGGGTATCGCAGATTACCGTTTAGAGTAAGAAATGTTACTGTTTCCGGTTCTTTTACTTTTTCTAATTCCATATATATTTTATTTTAAATTTAGGATGGGGGAATTAAATCCCCCTTGTCCTTAAAAAATTTACGCTCTCTTTAAATGCCAACCGTGCATTACTTCCTCGTTTATTTCAAGTCCGGTGTCCCACATTATCTGGTCTTGAATAACACCTGTGCCGGGGTCTTGTACGTTCGGTTCAACTCTGTATTTTCTTGTTCCGCCTCTACTATCGTTCTTCATATAACGTAATCTGTGATGTTTCTTATTGAGGAACAAACAAGCATTACCATAAACATCTCCTTCGAGCATTGGGTCAAGAACAAACTTGACTGCACCCCAAAGGGATAAATACTTTAATACTGTCGGGTCAGATGTACCCTTCTTTGTAATTCCACCATAGACAGAGATTATATCGTTTGTATTATACTGGTATGCTTCTTTCAAGAACTTGTTAAGTCCTTTTGCATATTTAGCACCACAATATCCGATAACTTCTCCGCCATCGTTCTTTGCCATTATAAGTTCCAATTGATCTTCGAGTTCTGATTCATCAACATCACCGTCATAATATCCTACGTTAGTTGTAATCATTCCTCTTGCACCACCGGAATATGTAATATTGTTTGTTGTATCATCCCACGGTACACCGTTGTAAAGGTATTTTCTTTCTTCGTATTTCGCTATTTCATTGCTTTTTTCAAGCATTAAGTCGGTAAATGATTCACCGTCTGTCATTGCTTCTCCGGCATCTTCTCTTCCACTCATTGCAACTGCATCAAGTCCAATCTGACAGTACCCGTATTTCGGGTCTGCGTTTTTGGTTAATGCACCTTGCCTTGCGTAATCTTCTTTCTTTGCAGAATTGATTATGCGAATTACTGCACTTGCGGCTATTGCTAATATTGTACCTGTCGAAGCCACAAGTCTTACTGTTGCCGAAACTGTCGGGTCAGAAGAACCTGTTACGATAAATATTTGTCCTGTTGATTCAACAAACAATGTATCGCCCATTCTTAATAGACCTGAATCTGCTGTTGCCAATGTAAATGTTCCGGTAGTGCCACCTGCACCAACCAAAGCATCAATAAGGAATGTTCTTGCTATTGCAGTTTTTTCGTGCCATTCAAATTTGCTTCTTTTGTTTGTTACTGGTTTAGAAGCATCTTTATTGAATACATAAAACTGCTGTATTGGAGTTTGATAATCCTGTACATAGTGCATTACTCTATCCATATCCTGTGCTTGATTGGTAGGGGTAGAAAGTTTACTTGTACGAGTTCCTGTTACTATGTTGCCCATAATATTTTCTTTTATTTAAGTTTCGTTAATCTTTTTGTTTAAATCTTTATATCTATCGGGCATATTGATAAAAGTCGTATCGGGAGTTTTGTGTACTTGTGTTTTTGCTGAATCAAGTTTGACTGCGGTTTTAGTATGTTTTTCATTAAGATTTTTAACCGTCTTTACTGATGCTTCTGCCTGTGCTTTAGCTAAGTCAGTATCGTAGTTCATTCCCTTATGCAATAGTTCTAATGCATCGTTAGGGAATGGGTCTATGTTACGAAATACAAATGGATTGATATAACTTTGTACTTTTTCAAATACCTTATTGTAAACTTCTTCACCGTACTTTTCTTTAAAAGCATTAAAGGATTTTTGGTTACTTTGTGTAACCTGTGCTATTCTTGAATTTAAAGTTGCACGGTTTTCTGTATGAACAGCCCTTCCATTCCACCATTTAGTATCAGCGTCTCTATATGCTTTCTTTGCTTGTTCCTCTGATTCATATTTGGGGTCATTCAGAAATTCAGATTCAAGTGGTTTTGGTTCGTTAAATTCCTGCCCTAAAACATCGGCATACCGGAGTTTAAAAACCTCATCTGCTTGTTTCTGATTTACTTTTGTGTCCTCTTCAAACTTTTTCTTTTCATCTGCAAGTGCCATTGTTTTTTTTGTATAGTCAGATTGCATTAGATAACCGCCTTTTAAATCTTCGGGTACGAATACAATTCTGCCATCGTCTAAAACAACTCTTACTAACTCCTTCTTATCCTCTCCTTTTGCAACTATTAACTTCTCATCATCATAAGTTATTTGTTCTTCAATTTCGGTTGTCTTTGGTTCAGCAGGTTCTATTGGTTCAGCAGGTTCAACTGGCTCTATCGGCTCAACTGGTTCTACTGGTGCAATAGGTTCTGTTGGATTTTCAGATTCTATTTTCTCAAACAGTTCATCGTATTTACTTGGGGTTGATTCCTCTTGACCCACAATTGCTTCTTTTTCGGATTCCATTAGGTTTGTCCTTTTAATTTTTTATTAAATTCTTTTGCATTGCTTCTTATTATTTCTAACTCTAAAATCTTTTCCATTCTCTTCTTTCTTCTGAAAGCATTTTTAAACGTGACCCATTTTTTATAACCGTGTGTCATTATAAATAAATACTTTAATGCCTCTAATCTTGAAACGTATTCAAAACTGAAGTCTATGGTGTCTTTAGGTTTTTCTACACCCGGACTTAATTCTGTGTAAGCAACTGTGTCTCTTCTTTTATCATATATCTTTATGTATCTTAATATTTCTACCTTTTCATCTGTATATGTTAATTTATCATTCTGTAATAAAGTTTTATCATTACCGAATTTTAAATCCTGCTTAACTGCTTTGTTCCCCCGTTCTTCGGGGTGTCTGTCTTTATTTATTATTATATTACTCATTATGTTTTATTAGAATTTCTGACATAAAAGTTATTCCTAAAATAAAACCGATTGCCATACAAGCATAAACACCTACGCCCCACATTAATATTATTCTTAATTCTTCACTCATCTTTGATTATATTTCTAAATTTATATAATGAAAAAGTATATATAGCAATTATTAAAAGCCAATAATCTAACATAGGTAATAATTCTCTCGCTGTTCCGAATGTGAAAATATTCCTCCAAAAAATTATAGGTATAATAAAAAACCACCTGTACCATTTTTTGATTGATACTAAAGCATATATATAAAGTAATACCCAATACAATTCATCTAATCTATAATACATTATTCTTATTAATGCAGGAGATAATAAAATCAATCCTATTAAAATTAAATAAAAGTTCTTACTCCTATACATTATAATTAAAAATATTATATAGAATATAAAAGTAAGTATTTGATAATCACCGAATATCGCTACAAAAGGAATTGCAATTGCACCGTCAAATAGTCCTGTTCTATTAGGACTGCCATTGTAAAGACTGTGTTCATAAGGGTTTTCAAGATTTATTATTGAACGTGCAGTTATAATTACAGCTTCATCTCTATCGGAATTTACATTTACAGGAGAAGTGAATACTCCTATTCCGAATAAAATTATTAATATAAATAATATGTATATTTTGTAATTCAACTCTAATAATTTATGTTAATAGTAAATATTTTTTCCTTTGGAAATCTTGTATTGAATCCCACACATTTAAAATATTCCCAATCCTCATCATCTTTAATACTTTTCCAATTATGTTCTCTTTTATATGCTATGTCAGCTTCATCACATTGTTCGGAATATACATCCCAATTAGAAAATTCTTCTCCGTATTCTTTTTTGCCCCGTTCTATAACATCTATTAAATCTTGAATTGTCATCCTGCACTTACCACCGTTTTTTCTGCGGGATTAACCGCTTGTTCTGATTGCGTTAAAGCCACGTGATTTTTATTTAATGTTTCCCCTGTTTTTCTTATGCCTTCTTGCTGTCTTAAATTACTATCTATCTGTTGTTGTTTTGCTTGTGCTTCCATTGCTTGTTGTTTCTGCTGTTCCATTTTAGCTTCAAAGTCTTTCATCTTCTGTACTACGCTTGGTGCGAAATCTAAATCATCAGCCCATAAACTTACAGGATAAGGTTGCTGTCCTGCTCTTATCTGCATTTCATTTATTGAATACCACTGCTGTAACTTCCGTTGTTTTTCAGTAGGTTCGTATTTGCCTTCCATTATTATAATTCTTGATTTTGCTTCGCCAAGCATTTTATCGCCTATCTGTTTATTGATTTTCAGATAGCCCCTGCCTCTCATAAATTCACTCGGTTTGTAAATTCCCATTTTCTGGAATTTCATTTTTACAAGTTCATCAAGTGAATTGTCTGTTATATCAATTATTCTTTCTTCACTTGTCCCATATACTTCATTTATATCTTCATTTAATCCTTCACCTAATCCTTTGATAAATCTTGTAAGATTATAGATATATAAATAAGCAACTAAGAAACCCTGCTGTTGCCTTGCCAGTACAGCCCTACCTGATTCACCTGAATTTTCCTGTAAGCCCTGTACGTTTCTGCCACCTGCTATATCTTCTAATACTGATACAATTAACTGCATTGTGGTAAATAATTGCGGGGGAACTGAATTTGAATCTATCGGTTTTATTACATCACCACCACCCATACTTCTTATCATACCGCCTCCGCTCACAAGGTCTTTAGCAATATTAGCCCAGTCTGCTTGGTCGTCAGGATGGAGTTTATTCCATTCTATTTGATATGAGTTCTTTATTAACTTGCCTATACTTGCATCTATCTGTGTAAAATACCTGTCAATAATTTTCTGCGGGTCTTTTAATAAATCGTAAAAACTCCAAATCTCTCCATCGTCAAAGTTTGCGAAGAAACAATGCCGTGGTATTATCCTGCTGTCAATTTCTTTTTCTTCAAGTATTTCCGATAAATCTTTACTGAATAAATATAATGTAAGGTATTCTTTTGTTCTTGACATTGTACTTACAGGGAACTCCGCACCTTGCTGTAACATCATATTTCTTTCTAAGTCATTCATTTCCGGTATATCGGGTTTGGTATCTTCATCTCTTATCTCTGTAACTAACTGTCCCTGTTGGTCTATGCCTTTTGCGTATGTTGTTTTGTAAAACTTTTTGAATCTTCTTTCCCAGAATTTCACTACGTTTATATAATTCATTCCGTTGTTAGACATATACCACATCTTATACTGGTCTGCTTTTTCACCTGCCTCCGATGTTTCTTTCTCCGGTATTAATTTTATTTTTTCTGCAAGATCAGGATATGTATCTGCGAGTTCCTGCCTTGTAATAAATACACTCTCACACGCCCAGTTAGCATATCGTGATATATTGTATTTCTTGCAGTTAGTATCCCACATAAAATTATTATATATCACCTTGTCAATTAATATCTCACCTTCTACATTATCGGTAAAATCAATTTCCCTTTTTATTACTGCGTATTTTTTGATTAGTCCGTCTCTGTATGAATCTGATATTAAATATTTAAAATCATTTACATCTGTTAAGTATTTGAAGATTGCATTTTTTATTTCTGCGGATATTTCATCTTCTTCGGTTCTTGGTATTGCTATTATATCATAAGGGGTCTGCATCTGCTGTGAAAGTATAATATTTACTTTACTCTCTATAAGCGGAATAGAATAAGGTATTCTTTTCTGATTGTAATGTGCTTGTATCTCTTCTTCGTTCCAATGCTGTCCCCTTGAGAAACGTGCATTTTCCTCACCTGAAGTCCAGTAGGTGTCTTTATACCACTGGTAAGACTTTTCGTATATTTCTACAAGTTGCTGTACTTTAGTCTTTTCTGCCATCGTTTAAATATTTTAAATACAATTCTTTGTATTCCATTGCTACTTTCAAGTTGTCTAAAATTTTCTTGAGGGTAGTTAAACTTAAATCTGCCGTACGTAAAGAAAGCCAGCACTGGTCGATTTCTTTATCAAGCATATCGGTAATTTTCTTTTCCACATCTTTATCTTCCAATTTGTTTCCCAGTTTACTGTCGTCTAATTTGTTTTGCAACTTGTCATCTTCCAGTTTCTTTACTTCCAGTTTTTTATCCGCTATCTTTTTGTTCTCCAATTTCTCGGCTTGTGCTTTTTCAAGAGCTATTTTTTCCGCTTCGTTTTTTGGTACTGCCGGAACATCAGTTGGTACATTTGCTTTGTTTAAATCGTTTGATTTTTTCATTTTGTTTTTATTTTAATATGTTGAATAAATTGAACCTGTTTTTACTTCTGAATATCTATTTGAAATTTTCTGTACAGGATGATAATATGGTATTCCTGATTTATGGCATCTTAACATTAATGCCCTTGCAAAAACTGCATCGTCAAAACAAGTGCCGTTGTTGTCTTTATCCTGTGCCTGCGGTTTGCCTTTCGAGTTTTTTACAAAAGTTAAGCATTGTTGCCAGAATAGAGTATCGTAATCTGTGAATAAATCTTCCCTTATATATTCATTTAAGTCATTTATTATAAGCGGTCTTGTTTGTTGAGTTGTTAAGAATCCTAACTTTTCGGTTTCCTTTACATCTGTATCGGTGAATACTTCCTGATGATATTGCCTTAAATTGTATTTCTTTGCTGAATTTACTACCGTAATTCCGTGATTGTTCCGCTCTGTGCAGACCTCTACTTCACCCCCTAAATACTTGTCTATCTTGTGCTGTTCATCTGCTATTAAATCCGGGTCTAAATGTCCGTGAAAACTTAAAATTACCTTATTTGTTCTTCTGTCTAAATATGAGCCGTCTGTCCAGTCCTCCTGCTCTAATCCTTCGGCTATGTCCCAACCGCCTACAAATACATTCCTATCTCCCTGCTCCACTACCTTATAATCCCAAATCTTGTATAGCCCTTTCCCGCTTTCCTGAAACTCTACACCCTTTAAATACGGTACTAAATCATAGTAAGAATTCCGTTCTGAACTTAATGCCTTTAAATATCTGCTATCCTGTGTATATATCGGTACTAAATCACCTTGCCTGAATTCTATCTTGTTCGCTTCGTCTAACCGCCTCTGACATTTCATCATATCAAATACCGGTCTCCCAGTACCGGACAGTAAGAACTCACTGGTAGTATTAGAGACGACAGCGAAGGGATTGGGGAATGAGTACCATAGACGTTGGCAGGATGTATATATGGATA